CGTTTTCGTTTATTCTAGCACAAGCCAACACTGAAATCAACGCATACCGCAATTTTCAGCACAGGTTCGCGCCCATAAACAGGTCGAAATTCTCGAATTTATCAGACGACCACGGGCAGGTCAAATTCTCCTCTAGATAGTTCCACATTTCGAGGGCGTAACAGTTGTAGGTGCTCGTGTCAGGGTCGAGTCCGTGATGCAAGCAGAACGCCGTCCAGAGTGCTCTCAGCTGCTTCACCTCGACGAACTGAACGAAGTCGCCGCCCTCTATGAACTCCAGAATGTAATCGAACTCTTTCTTCATCTCTTCAGTAGGCATATCAGTTTTTCTCCCTTCTCCTTTGCGCCTCAAAAATCTTGAGCGTAAGCGCAGTAAGCTGCTCTTCGGACAGTGTATCGAGGAACTTATCTGTTATTCGGTCGTAGTTCATGGCCTCCATGGCACTCAGAGAGCGCAACGCGAAGTCTGTCAGCGTACCATCATAATTTACATACTGGCGCTTGTACACGCGGGCGCTGCCGAACTCGTCGCATTTCTTTTCGACCTCGCTCACAAACTGCATATGGACGCCATCCTCACGATATTCATGAGGGTTCATGTCGAACATCTTCTCGCAGTCCGGGAAGAACTTGCATTGTTCGCAGGTGTACATTATCAATTCACCTCCTTCTTCAGCTTGTATGTCGTTCCTTTTTTGGCCTTCCCGGTTCCTTTCTGGTACTCGTCAATCCAGACAACCTTCCCACTTTTGTAATGGCGGTAGTGTCCACGGACAGAGAAGGAACCGCGTGGGCTTCTGTGTGAGCCTTTTGCCATCATTTGAAGCTCATTGCCGGTAGTACAGAGTATGTAAGTGACCCCGTTCCGTTGGCTTCTTTTGTGGCTCTTTGTGGGCTTTGTAGGACGGCTTTCCTTTTTCCGCGCATCGTTCTGGCCGACGTCCACGGTAAACTTTCCGAACACGACCAGAGCCATCATCGAGCAGTAGACGGTCAGGACAGCCTGCCGGTTTTCTTTGCTCAGCTTCGTTGTGTCCCTCACCAGCTTGCACAACCCATCTTCCAGCAGCTCGAACTTGAGATTTCCAATGCCTTTGCCATTCTCGTTGACAGTCAACCGCAGTTCCTTTTCCTCTCGGATGCCGGTAATTGTGAATCCGCTGTCCACGCAGATGATCTTCACAGCTTTCATCGGTGCGACACCGAGACGAACAAGGTCTTTGTGTTCGTCCCTCCATTGGAGCAGGAACTGCAAGTCATTCTCTTTCAGCAGCACTTTATTCATCTTCATCCTCGCCATCAATTTCAGGCATCACACCCTCTTCGCAGAGGAAAGCACGGAAGCCATCATCGAGCAGCTGGTTCCCGTAGTAGTCGGTGAACATCCGCGCAGCCTCCTCACCGGAAAGCTCACACAGAGCGTCCCACATTTCAATCTGCATATCGTTCATTTCGATTTTCTCGCTTTCTCCTCAAAGTACGGCGTGTACTGGAAGGCAATGTCGTACATCCCATTCCCTGTGATCTGATCGCGGAAGGTATTGACGAACAGGCTCTTGTTCAGCCCCTCATCATTGAACCACTTATCGACGACTCGCTTCGTGAGCGGCGTGATGAACACATACAGGTCGGAGCAGTGATTGAACATCTGTTCACGCGGATAGCCTGCCTTTTCAAGCGCTTCCATTAGTGTAATACCCATCGTTTATTCCTCAGCCGCTGTTTCATCCTGTTTATTGCCGTTATACCATTCACGAATATAGGCCGAATCTGAACAATCTACTTCCCACGATCCATCGAGAAATGTTCCGTTGTCAGGAATAGGGATGACGCCAGCATCATCCTTTGCAATTTCGATTGCTTCATCAAGCGTTTTTGCCTCTACGTTAATCACACCCACCATTGCCCACGCGACAGGAATCTTCCAAGTTTTCATTTTATATGTACCTCCTTATTTAATCCTCTACGTCGTGCCATTCGCGGCCGCTTGCCTTATACAACGGAATCCAATGCGCTTCATAATAATCATAGCCACTGCCATCAATGCAGAAGAAATAGCCAAACTGACCAGAACGGAGAACACGGAATCCGCAACGTGAAAGTACTTCAATACCGTCCTGTTCTGCAATCCAATGTTTATCAATAGCATCGGAAAACTGCCATGCCCACAAGATTTCATCTTCGCGTTCAACGTCAAAGCATCCGCTGTTAACAGACACGTGCGTTCCATCGTCCAGCCGAATATCATAAATTGCATAACTCAGTTCGCCTTCATCGGTTTCAATGCCGACGATATCGCCGTATCTTTCATCCGTTTCAACGTCAGCAGGCATATCATACACATAGACACGATCCGACAGGGAAGGAAGCGTGACTTCTTCCCAATCATCCGGTTCAAGCATCATCAATTTGTCGATCATTCCGACGTCGATTTCATCGAATCCATTCACCCAAAGTTCTGCACATTCGCGGATAGTTCTGTATTCTCTAATCATTTTTTATCCTCCATTGCAATTCTCAATTCGTGGATCAAGTTTCTCAGATCGTCCAGTTTGTATTCCTGTGTTTTTGTCAGGTTCTTACTATGAAACTTGAAATAATCGAAAATATCATCAATATTTTTGATAATGTCACTGTATTTCATGTTCGTGTTCCTCTTGTTCAATAGTCCTGTTCTGTTCCGGCCGTGCAACAAAAATCATCTGGCACAAAACAAAATTTCTGTTCGGAAGCGGAGGCTTCCGCTCCATTTTCGTTTCTTACAACCTTATTTAATCCTCTGCATCGTGCCACTTCAGGCCACGCGCCTTGTAGAGCGGAATCCAGTGTGCCTCGTAGAAGTCGTATCCAGCTCCGTCGATTCCAAAGATGAAGCCAAAATCATCAGACTCATAGATACGAAATCCGCATTCGGACATGATCTTGATTCCGTCGTTCTTTTCTAACCACCAGTCATCGCAGATATCACCAAACGTCCACATCGTCCCCCACATTGGCAACCAGCAATCTCGCTCGACAGTGAAGTCATCACTGTCAGCGTCTGTATATGTATCATTGTCAAGGCGGATATGATAGCGGCCATCCTCGTAGATGTCCTCGATCTCGCCGCAGCGCTCGCTCAGCGGCTGATAGCAGTAAACTCTGTCACCAACCGCAGGCTCAGTCACCTCGTAAATGTCATCTTCGTCGATGCTCATCAGCTTTTCGGCAACACTGCGAGGAATTGCATTCATCTCACGCACCCATTCATGTGCTGCTTCTTTGATAGTCATGCCGTGTTTCATTGCTTTTCCCTCCTTTTCAAGCTCTGTAGTGAGCATCCCGAATCGTACCATCAACATAAGCGAACAGGCCATAAACAGCATTGCCATTGAGTGCCCAGCCGGTCTGCTTTATGAACCAGACGATACCGTAGGTGTCTGTGTAGCATCTGCCACTTGCGCAGAACGAGTAGCTGCTTTCGTCGCCCTCGTACCAAGCCTTGTGAGCCATCCGGTTCAGCTCCCGTGCGATTCTCGTCTGCTCCTGATCGGGCAGTGCCTCGAACTCTTCCACCGGGGAGAGAAGCATCTTGGCGCGGTCAGCCATTCTCTTCTTCCGGGCTTTCAGTTCCTTGCCGTAGGTCTTCTTCCAGATGCTGTAGGCTTCCGCCTTGCTCATCTGCTCGCAGTCCATGTAAATCTTTTCGATCAGCTTGTACTGGTTGTAGGACTCCTTGTTTTCGGGTGCTCCGGTTCCTGCCAGAAATTCGTTGTACATCATTTTTCAGCCCTCCTTAACGGTGATGAAGTTGTTGCAGACACGCATGATCTCGAACGCCACGCTCTCGATGACTTCCGCTTCCGTGCGGCCATCGGCCTCGATATCGCTGTGAGCAATGATGTCTTCTGCGATCTCAACGATGTCTTCGGTGGTGAGGTTGTCCTTCCACTCGCAGAGGTCAAGCTGGAGATGCCGGTACTGGTCGTTGGTTCCTCTGGTGTACCAATCGTTCTTGATGCACAGCTTGCGGATGTCGCTTGCGCCAACGGTTCTGATCTCGATGAATTCCATTTGATTTTCCTCCAATACTTACTGATTAGTAAGATTTATCGTTGACGATATCGTAGCAGCCTTACGCTCTACCAGTCAAGCAAATTTTGAGAAAATTTTCTGGAATTATCGTATGTGTTTACCTTATGGGCAAAAAAATATCGGCAGGGCATTTTCAGCCCTGCCAAATATCATTCGCAAAGTTGTTCAATCAGTCTGTTCGCATCTTCGTCTCCGATTGGAGAGATGGAACTTACGCCACCATCCCATTTTACATAGGTGGCAACGAAGTATCTTCCTTGCTCATCACGATACAGTTCGCAGAAGACATCCTTGCTCTCGTCCGAATGGCAAATGGCATCTGACTTGTATGTATCATACTTTACGCCGTTCACCATCATCTTTAGGCGTGCTCCGACGCCCTTTCTTCGAGCGCTAACCTCATCGCTCGTATCAACTTCTACGATTCTCATCTCGTAACCGAGGATGCCGAGTAGTTTGCTGAACTCATCGACAGACAGATCGTTGCGTCTCAACTTGTTGCAAATTCTCTGCTGAGACCACCCCATTTTCTCAGCGACTTCTTTCTGCTGTAGAGGGCTTCTGTCAATCAGGTCTTTACAGATTTCAGTTGGCGTCACGATATCACCTCCAACATTTATTATGGTGCAAGTATATCGTGGCTGTTTATTGCTGTCAATATTCTCTGTGTTAAACTGCATCGTTTATCAGCCCTTAAACTTATTCTTTACAGGATTTATAGCTGCTACTGTAGCCTTCGTACAGATTTCAACAGACTTGATGGTCATGAGTGCGGGGAGAGCACACATTTTGAGGATTAGCTTTACTGACTTCATCGGCCGCTGCTCCCGAATCCATTAGCGCCTCGGTCGGTGTCATCAAGCGAATCAGCAAGCTCAAGCGGCGCTGTCGCAACCGGCAGAATAACGAGCTGCGTGATCTTGTCTCCGGCTTTGATCTTGTAATCACACCCGCTGAGGTTGTACAGCTTAACCACAATACTTCCGGTGTATCCGGCATCGATAACGCCGTCGCTGATAAGGCCATGCTTTACGTTCAATCCGCTTTTGCTCTTGAGGAACCCAACAAATCCGCTAGGAATAGCAATATGAACGCCGGTATCAAATGTGGCAGATTCCTTTGCTTCGACAATGCAGTCTTCTCTCGAGTACAGGTCAAGGCCGGCATCTGTTTCATGCGCTCTGGTAGGCATCTTTGCGCCTTCATCAAGCATAACTTTCATCTTATTGTCTCCTTTCAGTTCTTTGGAAGCAGACGATTAAGCATCTGCTCATACATTGTTTTATACATATCTCTTTCAGTCTGGAGGCGAATGATTTCTTCGCGCTCGTTCTTCTTGTCGAGAGAGTCCCCGGTGCTTTCAGCAGCAGTATCATAGCCGACACAGAGGCTGATAGCGATTGCCGTATCGACCATCTGCATTTCGAGATCTGTGCAGCGCCCAACATAGTCTCCAAGTCTCTCGTATGAGACGCTTGTAACTTGCTCACACAATGCAACAGACGGCTTCTTCGCACTGCGAATATGCGCGTGCGTTGCAAGCTCTTCTTTGGGCTGTGTTGTGAGGTATACAACCTCAAGAACATCTGAGCTGGCGTTGATTTGGTCGCTGGATACAACAATAGCAGGACGACCCGGCCACTGCTCGCTACCAACGGTTTGGTAATCTGTACTGCGGTTCACATAGTAGATATCTCCGCGTCTAATGCACATTCACTTCTTCTCCTTCCCGGTAATAAGCTCGGAACACTGGAGCGACTCAATCCAATCGCAGAACGTGTGCCATTCATCAAGCTTGTGATCTTTCCGGGCGTGGTAGATGTTTTTCAGCACAGCATAGTTCAAATCCAACGTCCGAAGCTGGTTGTAACTAGACGGAAGAAGCTGAATCATCTGCCACCAATAGCGTTTATCTTTGGTTTCAATGAATTTTGTTCTCGCTCTGTTCAAAAGCGGAATAATGGTATCGTCCAAGCAAGCCAGCCACCCAGTCTCTAAGTGTTCATCGGAAAAATCTTCAATGGCAAATTCCTTTGCGTGAATCTTGTGCATCGTGCTGCACGAATCTGTAACTGTCCCGACTTTGTACTGGTCTGCTTCTTTCCACCAATACAACGGTGCTGTGATGTCGCACTGAACATGAATCATCCTCATGAATTTCCCGTGATCTGTTCCAGCGTTGGCGAGTGTGCGCATCAATGCGAAATCGTTATCACCGACGAAAAAGCTATGACCATCAACGACAGAGCTGTCGCTCTTCTCCCATGAGTTTTTCGGATTCCGCATCCCACGGACGGCTGCTTCCCAGCCAACGACCTCTACGTTTTCAATTTTCAGCATTTCACTATCTTCCTTTCAGGCAGTATTTCTCCCAGTACCGGGAAATCAGCTGATCGACATATTCACCGCCAGCCCCATATGCGCTCCCGATAACTTCTTCTGCCGCCTTGAGCCGTTCATCCAGAGCACCGCTTCCACCATACATTAGAGCGTAGACACCATTGCTGTATCGCTCATCGAACCAATGCCAGATTTCCTCGCGGTGCGTACCAGCCGGGAAGCCGAGAAATGCTTCCTCCATACACTCCGTTTCAGGGTTCATCGGGACGTCGCCGAACATCTCCCACAGTTCTTTCAGGTCATTGTCTCGGTCTTGCAGGGTATCGACGTCGTTCAGGCCGTCGAAAATCAAGCTGTAGGTGTCATACGGTATGCCGCCATCAACGTACAGCTTGTTGAGCGCATCCAGCGCGGCTCTTTTCAGGTCAGTCATTCTTCATCGCCTCCAATTCCATCAGCTTGTCCATGTACCAGTCTGCCTTGTCGAGGTCTTCCTGACCGTTCTTAGCATCGGCTCTGTAGCGGTACTTGTGGACGTTGCACTTGCAGAATCCGATAACGGCGTCCACGCCAAACAGAGCGACCATTTCATCAATGCACTCATGCTTGCCCTGATAGTGGGCAGGATGGTTCACCTTTTCTTGACTCTGCGGATTCACCGCTTTGAGCCACTCGTCAAGTGTTTTTTCGCTCGCACTGCAAACACTGTACTTATGGCAGAAGAAGTCCTCCTCCCGATCATGAGGGCATTTGCATTGCACATAATTATCTCGCCCCTGAGAGTTGCAGTAGTCTATGACCGCCTTGATTTTCTCCTCTCGTGTCATTCTTTCACCTCCTCGATGAACACCGCGCCGGACGCGATGTCATTGTTCGTGTATCCGTGAGCGATCAGGAAGTCAAGTGCTTTTGCCTCGGTGCTGAACATCTTCTCGTTTCCTTCATCATCGAGCACATACACGTTGCCGTTCAGAGTGCAGGTGTCAGGCTTCCCAATCACATAGCCAACGACCTTCTCTGCTCTCGGCTTGCTGCTCCAATCAAGAGCTTGTCCACATCCGGGGCAGAACTTTGCCTCCTCGTCGAAGTCAAGCTCGAAGTGTCTGCCGCAGGACGGGCAGACAGCGATGTCGTAGATAAGCTCTCCAGAAGTGTCGTACCCATCGGCCTCATAGTCGAGGGCTTTGGGAATCTGTTTTTTTAGCGCATCCATACCCATCCGGCAGGCTTCATTCACGGGTTCGATGCTCTCGTACCGCTCCCGGTGCTCCGGGTCTAGTATTTCGATGGCTCGCTCGATCTTCACGAGAACACCAACTCCCCGAATAGGGCAAACTGCACCATCGTGTCCGCTTCGTTCGCGTCGATGTTGAAGATGTCCAGCTTCCCGTTTTCATCGAACCATTCCAGACCGTAGCCTTGCATAAAAGCCAGTTCGATTCCGTGAATCAGCTTGCCTTGGGTCAGCACCCATGTAGCGCTGCTCTCTCGGTCATAGAAGCGGAGCTTTCCGCCTCTTGAAATCTGATCGCTGGCATACTCACCGAGGTACTTTTCTTCGACGACTTCAACTCTCGCGCACCACATAGCGGTGATACCACCGTCCAAAGCACAGCTCATGATGCCGTCGATGTCCTCATCTGTGAGATATACCTTTCTCACAAGTAAAACTGCGTGTTTCTGCTGTCCCATGATCTTTCCTCGCTTTCTTATGTAATCTTGTAGAGGACGCCGCTTGTCCACGCGCCTTTGTAGGTTCCAACCTCGCCGTTCAGGTCGAGCAGAATCTCTTCAATACCCTTCAGGTACTTCCGGTACAGTCCCATCTGAAGCCCAACCTTTTCTTCACCACCGTATTCGCCTTCTTTCTGAATCAGCTCGATTGCCATACTCCACTGGTTGTCCTCGCAGACAACGTAGAACAGGTCGTTTTCGAGGAGTGCCAGTCTCGTGTTGGAAATCCACTTATCGACGAACTCGAAGCTTGGGAAGCGCCGGCGCATGGCCTCGCAGAACTCATACCGGAACTCGTCCATTTTCCACTGGCTCTCTACCTCGTCGTACTCGTAGCCATCCTCATCGACGTCCCGCAGGGAGCGGCAGTCATATACGTTGTTCTCTGCGTCCACCAGCTTGCTGTAGACATCGAGGAAATCATTGTCCACGAAGTACAGCCCCTCCGCTTTTCCGAAGGTGCAAACATTACCCATGCCCATTGCTTGCCCCTCCTTACTGCCAGATGCTTGCGAGGTCATCTTTTTCGATGCGGTCGCCATCCCGTTTCGCTTTCTCGTAGATCGCGGTGATGATGTAGTCGATGTGCTCGGTGCCGTAGCCGAGCCGCCGAAGATCGTGATCGAGCTGCAACTCACGAATCAACATTTCGCTTCCGTCCGAATAGACGTCTTTGATCTTGAAGTTCATTGTTTGTCCCTCCTTAGAATTCTTCCAGCGCGTAGCGCAGAAGATCACGCTTGATCTCAAGCTCATGGATTCGCGCCTGAGTGTCCTTCGCCTCATTCACGACACGCTCCACATCCGCCAGATAGTAAGAGGTTTCACGGTCTTCGTTCGCCTTTTCAGCCACTCTTGCAAGCTCCTTGCCGAGTTCTTCCTGCTCCCAAGAAATCTGCTTGTTGAGAGCCTCGATCATTTCCCGTAAGTCTTTCATGATTTTCCTCCTATCGCTTACTGTTTAGTAAGTTTTATCGTTGACGACATCGTAGCAGTCTGAAACGCTGCCTGTCAAGCAAATTTGAAGAAAATTTTCTGGAGTTATCATATTGGTTTATCAGCCGCGAAAATCAGACTCGAATATCTCTGTAACGTGCTCTTACGCACTGGCCTTTTTTCATTCCGGGCATCTTGCGAACTTTCTCTCTGCGATAACCGCAATTCGCGCAGTAATGACTGTCAATCAGAACAGACGCAATAATCGTGGTATGCAGCAACTTTCCCTCGCACAATGGGCAAACATTGATTTCCATTCATTTCTCCTCCTACTCAAGTACGGCAGTAACGCCGTATTCCTTTAACATCAGGTTGATGTCAGGCCATGTGATGTATCCCTCAGCAACACAAGAGGCAGCATGGTTGAGTTCGGAAGCAAGCTGCTGCAAGTCGTCCATTGGTGCATCGTGCTTGTCAATGAGAACATATAGCATCAAGTCGATGCCTCTGTTAAGCCCTTCAACAATGCCATCATTGTATGCCTTATCAACATCAGCTTGTGTACGCGGGACTCTTCGTGGGTTAATCCGCTTTGGCATCGTCGAGCACCCCCCTTGGCGGCTTTGGCAACGGCATCCAATACAACGGCGAATCATCGCAATACGTATACAGTCCGCAATCGGAATATGCGCACCAAAATGTGATATGCTCGTCCATATCACACAAGAAGCCAACCGCCATGTTTATTTCGTTCCCGTTGTCAAACAGCATCAGAACATCTTCGTGAAATTCCGGCAGTCTGTTTTTGCACTTAACCCATCTTGCCATTGTCAGCGCCTCCGTCCATTCTCGCGCCACAGTTGGGGCAGATAGGGTAGATGCCATTTTTATCCCACTGATAGTCTCTGTGCATTGCCTCCCCGTCGCATTCCGAACAGTCACAGCAATAATCACTGTTCTTCCAGTGTGGTTGAATCCACCGCCCATGCACCACCGGCGCAACGTCGGCGGCAGGCGCATCTATTACTTCGCCGCACATATCGTCCACCCAGCAAGCGCGGCACTTACATCCGTTGTGGTCTTTCCCTGCCTCTTTGCATGGTAAACAATATCGCTCTTCGATGTCTTTCAAAAACGCTTCGCGCTCGATGTATTCAGCCATTATCAGTCATCCTCCACATAGCACCAGCTTTGCGGTGCTTTAGTAGTCGCCACCGGAACCATGCAATTTTCATCATAGATACAGGCTGTGCTTTCGTACCCGCTTTTGCTGCATGATTTACATTTTTTCAAAGTATGAAATTCTGTTAGTTCCTTCGGCGTATCGTAGATTTTAAGGCCGGAGATGTGCCAGCCGTACAGCCACTTGCCGTCAGCGTAATTCTGGAAATTTTCCGGGTGCATACACGCACGGTCAAGGCCAAAATCGTTCCAGCGCGCGTAGTCCTCATGGCGGAACGAGAAAATCGTATCATCGTCATACTCGTCGATGCGGTCACAGGTAAACTCCCCGATGACTTTGCCGTGCTTTCCCCTCGCTCCGAGCGCAACACCGCTCTGCGTGCAGTAGATATAGCACTTAAACGGCGTGTTCATCTTCGGCCGGGTCTTTCGCACCTCAATCGTCTTTTCGCCGCTGGCAATCTTTTCGCACCACTTTGGGCGGATGCTCAGCATGACAGCTTTACTCATCCTTCATCGCCTCCAATGCTTCCTCCGCCTCTTCGCGTGTGAGGAATACGGTCTTGCCTATGTCTGTGCCATCATTACGTAGACGATACGCGCAGTACCCGTCCGGCTTGCGGTTGCACGTTGACATACACAGATTATCCTCATCCGTGCAAACAGCTCTGATGTCCGGGGCTTCAAGCTCCATTTCTCGTGGCACATTGTCTCGCCCGATTACCCATAGTTTTTCGCCGATCTTACACGGCAGCACCACCACGCGACCGTCCTTGTCGGCCTCGGCAAGTTCGCGGAGGCGTTCATAGCCGCCGCCAATGCTGTTCAGCACTGACATCATGACATCCCATTCAGCATATAGGCTTTTAATTTCTTCTGGCGTAAAGCCGGAATCCTCGTATGCTGCAAGGCGCATCATTGCCTGATCGGCGTCCCCAGTCGGAACTGCGTGGACGTGTCCGCCAACTACTTCGTATTCAGTCAGTCGCTCCATCGTCATCCTCCTCTGCATCCTCCATAATTGCCCCGCAATGAGGGCAGCGCTCAGTAACGTTTTCTGGCTCGTAGCCGCACTCGGAACAGTGACAGCCATCAATGCCGTAAACCCACTCGCCATAGGTCACAGGCTCTGCGTCCACATCCTGTGCTTCATTCAGTATGCCAAGTATCTCTTGGTACACTTCCGTTCCGGTCATCTGTCGGTATGCCATCTGCTTATCAGCGGACGTGATCTTTCCGACCACTTCCGCGCGTCTGATAAGTCCTTTCATATACTCATCCCTCCTTGCACACTTCTCTTAGGAGGAACTCCCGAAGCTCAGAATCCCACCGACGTCCCGGGCTGCCCCATGTCGTGCGCGGATACGTCACTTGCTGTCCGCTCGGCAACACAAGCAACGCTGAGGTTGAAACTGTATTGTCCGCGATGGAAAACGTGAAGCACCAATGCTCATCGCAGACTCTGACACACTCCTCCCAGTAGAAACTTTGCCGCTCATTTTCAATGCCTCTGGTCGCGGTCAGCTTTTTCTGTGTCCGGCATACGCCGATAACATCTTTGGCAAACTCGGCCTTATCGTCGTACCTCTTGCTTAGGAACAGGTTACGCTTAGCTTCCATTCCATCGATTGTCAAAGCATTCATCCAGCATCACTCTCCAATGTAGAATCTGCCCTCGTACACGGTATCGTCATCGAAGCAGTACGAGTAGTTGATGTCGTGGTACGGGGCGAACTCGAAGTACACCTGAATGCACTTCTTGCCGCGCATGGAATCGTACTTCTCGTTCTCGGTCTTCTTTCCTTTGCAAAATGCAATGAATTCATCGCGGGTCATCACGGGATTGAGCCGTCCGTCATCCGGGATGCCCATTGCCTCGAAGAACAGACGTCTGCGCTCCTGTTCCTGCTTCTGGTAGGCCATTCTGATTTCATCGTCTGTCATTTTCGCTTCCTCCTTATAGTGTCTCGAGCATGAAGTCCCATTCGCGGACATACCGCTGGGCTTCTTTGATCGTCTCGAACTTCGGAATCTCCCATCCGATGTTCTCGTGCAGGGTTTTCATGGTGCCGGACTCATCTACTTCCGTCAGGTAGTAGTTGTCAGTCTCACGCTTCCGGCCATACTTTGGATTGTTCTGGACGTAGTACCTTCTGCCGTTGTTGGTGAAGCTGCGCCTTCCGTTGATTGTCATCGTTGTCGCCTCCCGAGTTTACTGATTGGTAAGTTTCTATGGTCGTATCGTAACAAGCAATGACGCCGACAGTCAAGCATTATTTGCAATTTCCAAAAAATTTTTTTGATGTTATCATATTTGTTAATCATCGGAGCAAAAGAATAGCTGGCGGTCGGCCTTCCGCAGTTATTTCAACGTCTGCCAACCACCAGCACCATGTATGGCTATTACAAGCACTCAACATTTCTCTCAGATGTAAAAAACGTCTCTCCATCTTCCGTTTTCAGACCGAGCCTCACCTCCCAGCTCCACCAGTTGCCGTACTTGGAGTAGTTCCTCATGCCGACCCAGAACACGATTCCGGTCGTTCCGATGGGGACTTTTCGGCCGCTGACGACCTTCACAGGCTTGTCGAGGTAGTCCTCAAAGGCGCTGACCTCCATCAACGCCCCAGCATTCTCTCTGGCGGCGCAGGCCATACGGTAGTCGATTTTCTGCTGAGCTGTCATCGCTCTGAACTGGCTCGCGGTCATCTCGCACCATCCTCCACAGTTCCATTAAAGTACAAATCTCTTTCTAGCGGCATCATATGTCCGAAAACATTGACGCGCAGATTTTCGATTTCGCTGAGCTTTACATAGCCCCATTCCCATTCGAGGATATGACAATAGCCAAACAGCATCCAATCTCCGTCCTCTTGTTTCTCTGCTTCCGTTATAAGCCATGTTCCTGCCCCATATGGATTGAAGAACTTAACGAGCACCTCAGCATCAAAGCCTTTGTCCTCCTGAGAACCAAATGGATGCTTTTGAAACTTTCTCTCTACTTCCTTGGTAAACAATTTCATGTTTTCGTCTCCCTATCAATGTAAGGCAAGGAATGACAGGCTGGGGACTTGACATTCTGCTAACTATGCGCTAGAATTATTCCTGCGTGGAATTGAGATTGAGTGCTTTCTCGGCGGCTTCGATGATTGCTGAGATTGCCTCAGTCTCTTTTTCTTTGTCCAGAAGAATCAGAGCTTTGCTGTCATCCAAGCGTATCGAGATTTTTTCGGTAGTGGTTGTGACCTTCTCCCTTGAGATTATCATCCGATCACCTCCTTCCCTTTGAATTTATCCTCCTTTCATCTGGTATCCAGCCTGTCATACGGAAGCCTATGAATTATTTGTTTTCCGTATCCGTATCGTAACTTACTGTTCAGTAAGCAGTCAAGCATTTTGCAAAAAATGATAAAAATTTTTTGAGATTATCAAATTCGTTAATCTTCAAAACAAAAAACAGCCGGTGACCAGACTTCGCGGGTTGCCGCGTCTTCCGAATCACCGGCATTTCAGCCTTGTGTCATATAATTCATTATCCTCTTAGCTTAGCAACCTGTTAACAGCCGATTGAAACACCACTGCAAAGCGCTCCCATTGTCCTTAAATGTTTCATCGGCGATTGCAAAAGGTGCAAGTTTGCACTCAATATCGCTCAAACCAGTTGCTTTCGGGAACTCAACAAAGTAATAAATCTTTGCAGTAAAGCCGCCTTTCCATGCGATATCTGTGACGAAGACTTTGTCTCCATATTTAATGACCGCACCATAAGTAGCAGAAACAGATTGTTGAAGGTTTTCAATGGTGGTGAAGTTCATTTTGGTTTCCTCCTGTTGTTTTTTGTTTTCTGTGAACGAATCGTAGCTTTCTGAATTCGAACCTGTCAAGCAATTTTTGAAAATATACAAAAAAATTTTTTTCTGATTGCCTGATTCGTTTATCGAGAAATTCATGGCCTATATATACAGTTACGAAGTAACTGTATTATTCTTTTTGTTTCTTTTATATTTGTTTATATTATATTGCGCGGGATTGTCCGTGGACATTCCTATGGACAGTCACATTGCTATGGCTGGGCAGCTTTTGGAACGCTTAAAATTCTTTGTGAGTCGCTTTGACTTTTAAGGTGTAATTATATGGGGTCTATCTCAAAAGACGGCTGGGGCGTTTTTTGTCAAAAAGACTCTCTGGATTTTCTCCCTTTTGCAGCATGATGTCTAATCTCCTGAAAAACAAAAAAGACCCTCACCAAAGGATTTCTCCAATGGTGAGGGTCAACTCATTTCTAGTATTTACTTTCTGCCTGTGACTACTTCATGCTTGCGATCAGCGCTTCACCAGCACCCTTGATGATGGCAGTGATGTCAACGCCGGCAGCATTCAGAACACCCTTTGCAGCATCGGACATCTTGGCAAGCGCACCATCAATCAGCATCTTGCCGAGTTCGTCGATCTCATCCTTGCTAAGCTTGCCATCTGCGCTGGCATTCTTCAGCCCTTCGACAGTGGTCTGCTGCAATTCGAGGACAGTCTTCTCTGCTGCTTTCGTGGCCTCGTCCGTGGCGGCAGCAATGTTTTTCAGTTCCTCGCGCTTGCCGATCTTCGCAGTCAGCCACGCACCGAGGACGCCGATCAAGGTAATAAGCAACGTCGCTACGATCTGCACAACATTTTCAATAATTACATCAGTCATATTTTTTCTCCTTCCTATCTGTCGGGGATAACAAGCTCGCTATCAACAACGAGCGTGTCGTTTTCAAGGCCATTCAAAGCCTTGATATCTTCTCCCCTGTTCTGCGTTCCAAGATAAACTATAGAGATCGATCTAAGCGTATCGCCTCTCCTCACAATGTGAATGCGCGGTGGCGGCGCTTCCGCTTTTTGCTTTACTGTCTTTCTCTTGCCGGCCATTCACTTGCTCCCCTGACGTCTGTCAATCTGCTCCTGCAAATCATCAATCCGATGATGTGCTTGCTTCGCTGACTCTTCTACTTTTGTGAGCCGCGATACGACTTGCACATGACGTTCATCTTCTTTTTCCTGCTTTCGCTTGATGTCATCAACACCTGACTTAATGTATCCGATTTCAGTAAGCAGGACTCCGTCCTTTTTCCCCTCGGCGGTGTCGTCACTTTTGTTGTTGCGCCTGAATGCAAGATAACCGAACACAACAGCACAGACTGTGCCAACGACGCCAAGGACGGTCGTGAAGATCTCCATTCCACTCATAGCCCTAACTCCTTTCTTATGTAATATTTGTGGGGTCACTAGACGCTCTTGTGAGCCATTTATAGCCCTGTGGTTCCTTCTTTGCGTTCCATGTGAGAAAGTGTAGGGCGAGAATTAAAAACAAAAGAGGCTCATTTGAGCCTCTTTATTTGCCATCATTCTGCTGAGATGGAATTTTGCCATTTGCGCTGGCCTGACGGCGGTACATAATTACGAGCGTCCGCATCATGTCCATGGACAGAGCGAGATTGCCATCCCCAGTGCCTTTAAGCGTACCGTCATCGACAAGCTTTTGCACCGTGTCCTGCGCCCAGTCGGGCACATCAGTCACCTTGCCGTCAACGACACGGCCATAGGTCTTGTGAGTCGCATCCCTCATGCGCTTCATGACATAAAGCATACGCACCATATCGGCGGACAGATCAAGAGTGCCGCCACCAGTGCCAGCGATAAGACCTTCATTCATCATTTCTTCGATTGTGCCACGTGCCCAGTCAGGGATTTCGTTAATGCTGTTGTATCTCATAACATCTTCCTCCTCATCGTTATCGTTGTTGGCGATGCAGTGCATCGCATTATAAACATCGCGTCGGAACATATCCATCGTCAGGCCAAAAGCGTTCCAGAGATGCGCGGGGTCGGCATGGGGACTAGCAACGCCACGCATACGTCCTTCTGCATGACTGATAATCACACCGTCTGCCAACGGATTCAGGGCAAATCTAGCACACAACTGTGCGAAAAGCTGCACTGCTGCGGCGTAAGTACCTCTGACATGGGCTTCGGTCGCCGTAGGGTTGAGATCGCGCCACTCAGCGCCATGACCAGTGTAGACGATAGATGCAGGCTCGGTCATTTCCACGCCAATGTGCGTGCTGTTTGCGCTCCCGCCACAGTGCCATGCCTGTACAGTCCAAGGTAGTGTCTGATATACTTTGCCATCCCGCTGCACAAAAGCATGGACGCAAACAGACTGGCCGTTTGGCCTGTACTGATTGTAATTTTGCGCCATGACGGATGCATTAGGTTGCGGGCAGCCAATGCTATGTAGCATGATGCCGCGCGGTTTAAGCGGCGTACCAATCTGGTAGCACTTGTTTCGCGTTGCGTATGCTTCGATGATTTCCATTTGCTCGTCCTCCTTTTCTTACGTTTTAACTACTTTGAATTTGCCGTTTTCCAGCGCATATTTGCCGCAATCATCTTAGAGTCAGTTGCCAGCCTCTGGCATCTCGGCATCATAAGTCACATAGGCATTCGCGCCATCTGCCACAGGAATTGTAAACCTGACGTATTTATATTTCGCAGGGAAATCGCTATTGAATGTCACTTTGAACACATCACTCGACTCCTGCTCCCATGTACAATTTCCAAAGTGCCCCCCGATTGTCCCGGTAGTAACATAGGTGGATGTGGCCATGGCCTTTTCAGCGTTGTAGAGCACAACTGCCGTTGCCCCAACACCGGCGCTTGACGGTGCAGCAAGCGGTCTGATTCTTACAACAGACCCAGCCTTGCATGGGATAAAGCCAGTGACGCACGAGCCAGTGTTGTCTTTATCAACGCCGGTCGAGGTGGAAAGCCTCTTGTTATTTGTATATCCGACCGCCGCCTGCGACACGCCTCCAACCTTGAAGCTGTCCGTCAGGATGTTCGGCGTCGTCACGGCGCTCTCGACCGCCGACACGGTGATCTGAATATCCCCGGTCACGCGCGCAATGGCGATTTTGCCACCGGAATAGTAGTTTGACACATCGTTCCCTCCCATCGTGATCCTGACGGCAGCGCCGTCGAGTGTGTAGTCTGCGTCCGGCGTGAGCGTTGCGCCGTAGGACTGGCCGTCGATCACGCGCCGCAGCGTGTTGTCGCACGAGCAGCCGCTCAGCTTCAGCGTGACGCGGCGGTACAGGTTCGTCTCCTCGCCGCGCCAGACGTCGGCCGTGATGTCCGCGCCGCCCATCGTCACGCACACGCTGCCGATCGCCTTGCCGTCCCCGGCCGTGATCTGCGCCGTGTAGGGCTGATACTGTGTCGCCTCGGCCGCGGTGTTGTCGGTCGCTGCACCGGAGAGCGTGTTGGTAACGGCAAAGGTCGCTATGTCCGGCGTCACCGTCTCCGGCGTCCCGTCGATCATGGCCGCGCGAAAGGCGTTGATCTCTGTGGCAGTAAAGCCAAGTTCTGCTGCGAAGGTAACACACTTGTCGCGGAATGTGCTTCCAGACTTGGCATTGATCGCTGAAATCAGACCTTTCCATTCGCTTTCATTCCGCCTACGGGCGTTCGCATCGGTATCCGAGCCGCTGTAGAATGTCGTCAGCTCGTAGTCTTTGTCGATGTCGGACTGGCTCATACCGAGAAGCCCCTCCAACACGCAGGCCAGCGTAGCGGTACGATCTGCACCGGCAGCGCAGTGGAAATACACCGGCTGTCCGTGCGTCACAGCATCGAATACGCAGCGCAGATTGATGCGCCATGCCTCTACATTTGTCAGCGAGTACCAGTTGTATGCCTCCGCCTTCACGAAGAAAACGTCGTCACCAAGCGGCGACTTTGTCCACGGGGCTTCGCTCGAACCGCGTAGATTGAGATCATACTTGATGCCGAGTTCTTTGACGAGCACATTATAGTCCGCGCTGGACGGCTCTCCGCCTCTGAAAAGCAGGCCATACTTTACCGTGCCGCCATCACAAGCCCAGCCTCCAAGATCGCGCACATTCCATGTGTTTGTCTGGATGTAGCGCAAGAAATCCAGCGGTTTCAGCGTACCGGCTTTCCCGCCTGACGCAAAAGGTGTCTCGATGCCCGGAACTTCGTTGCAGTATGTCTTTCCGCCCAGCGTCTTACCGATGGGGCGGTAGTTTGCGGCGAGCGCTGTCGCTGGGGCATACTTGGCGATTTGAGATGTGCTGTAGTCGCTTGGGTCATAGGTCACGCTGTTCAGATAATTGCGCACCGCTTCCGGGCACTGATGCCAAGCTACCTTCTCCGCGCCAGTGATGGCTCGTACAGCGGCGGCCATTTCGCCGATTTTGTATTTCGTGGCAGTGCCGTTTTTCTCGCGGATAGCTGCTGCAATCGCCTTCACGGAGGATTCTTCATACAGTTTCTTCGACATCTCAGTAGATCACCTCCGTACCGTCAGGCAGGGCAGCTATGACGCTGCTGACAATCTCCTGCTTATCAGCTGCCGTCCAATAGTCCGTGCCTCTGACAGGTGTTTTTCCGGGGTCACCCTTTTCGCCATCCTTGCCGGGTGCACCAGCAGGGCCGGTTGCACCTGTGTTGCCCTTTGCGCCGGTTGCTCCGCGAGATGGCTTGCCGGTGTCTGTACTGCCGATGTACCAGTGCCCATTGTCACCGATGTGCGGTGTCACGCCGTCAGCGCCGGTTGCTCCCGGTTTGCCATCTTTACCGTTCGTTCCGTCCTTGCCATTCGAGCCGTCAGCACCCTTCGCTCCGTCTTTTACTACAAACTCATGCGAACCTTTTGCGTCCGTAATGGTCACTTTCGTGCCACCGGTTGTGGAAGCGGTCGATACTGTAGGTGAAACGCCGTCCTTGCCGTCTTTGACATTACCGAGCTTTTTGATGGCAGCTTCGCTGTCATCAATCAGCTTCTGGAGCACGAGCATCTCGTTCTTGCTGTCGGTCAGACTGCCATGCGGCGCTTTCTCAACCTCAATCTTGAACGGTACGGTCGAAAGCTCCTCTCCGTTTGCAGAACAGATCACGATATCTGCGTCCACTACGCCATCTGCGGCAAGCGTCTGCTTGGTCAGCTCAAACGTAACAGTTCCATCGCCATTGACGACTGCGGGATTGAGGATAGCCTTCCCGTCAGGCTTCTCCGCTCTGAATTTTGCGGTCATACCGCTGCTGATAGTTACCTTTTCTCCGTTGACAAGGATAGTCGCTTTGATATATCGGCTTTTTGCATCGCCTTGCTTCGCATAGATGCACTTGTATAAATTGCGGTTTGCTACGTCAAGTTCAATAGGCTGCACATACTGCACGTCGATCTCCTCCTTTGGTATTTGGTTCTGGTATCAAGCAGTTCTTCGCCAAGTATACACTGCATAATACGGCGGCATATTGTTGTGGGCCGCACTGCCGCCAGTTTGCCCAGTCATAGATGCCGGTGCCCACCATGTGTTTGAGCTGCCTACCTCTGGGAAACCAAGTGCTGCTCCTTCCTCAGGCCCGCCACCATTTGGGGCATAAATTATATGGTTGTGCTTTGGCATCTCATTTTGTGTCAGCGTGTGTGTTGCCTCGCCACCAGTTGCACCGGCTTTATAAGTAGCACCAGCCGCAAGTAAAAATGTGTCCTTAATTTGCTCCCATGTGCCACCAAAGAGCTTGCTCGGGTCCGTGGCATCCGTACTCTGATAAATGCTCCCTATAGGCTTCGTCCAATCGAGCAGCGTTTTCCCGTTGATTACAATGTCTTCTGCAACAACCTTACCATCGACCTTCACGTTACCGCTAACATTCACGTTACCGCTAACATCAAGCGCCTCGGTTGGGTGCGGGGTGTTAATTCCGACACGAGCGTAATTGTATGTGCTATTTCTTTTTCTGATCGACACAACAGGCGTACCTTGTGGAATTACGAAATAATCATCATACGAGGCATATGCATCGAGCTGATCTCGAACAACCAAATGAAAGTCATAAGACTGCTCTGTGTCAAGGGATAGCGCTTCACTCGCACTCTTCATGAGCTGGGCAGCGGAAAAAGAAAACGATGTTCCGGCGGCCGAAACATCGTTTTTGATTGAACACCACGCGCTCCATGTGTCTTCGCTGGTTTTCTTATAATAAAATCCTGCGAATTTTACGCTGTTAATTTCAGTGCTTCCGTCTGGCTTCAGCGAAGAAAAAGAGCCTCTAAACGCAAGTTGGACGATATCTTCGATGTCATCTTTTCTCCTCAGCGTGACAGAGTACAGTTTCGGCTTTTCGTACTTTAAGACCTTCACATATTTCGTAACGCTTGTCGAATAGCCTCTGCTGTCAATGCAGGTTACAGTCAACGGCATTGCATCACCGTAAGAGCCGATCGTTCCAACAGGGATGGCAGTAGAACTGCTCGTCTTTGACGCTGTGCCAATGCTAACACTATAGGACTTAATCGACGCACCATTCTTTGCGGTTCCTGCAATAGCATTGACAGTTAGGCTCGAATAATCCTGTATTAGTATCGCATTGTCCGCTGCGTTTCCAGTGATTTTCCCAACAAGCCCTCGACTATCGACATACGAAAACTCTGAAAAGTTTGGTCTTGACACTTCCTCTGACGTTGTGACAACACATTCATTAACGTTTCCACCGCCGACTTTTGTTATGCAATCAGCAGCTGTATACGTTGTAAGGACGAGCCTTACACGAAGCGACTTAACGTTTCGCGTCACGGTGAGCAATTTGCTTCTTTCTCTCGCTGTCAAGGTAATCGTTCTGTCAGCAGCACCTGCTGACTGGAATTTGAACGCTTCTGTTGTGATGTATGTAGTAGGCTTTAGCAGTTTTGTGTCTCTTATTTCAAGCTTGTGATAGAACGAGCTGTCATAAACGGTCGCGTTCATTGCGATTACAACAGTTTCAGCGTCAACAGCGATTGGAGACACGCTGTTCATGGTCGTCATGCCAAGCGTGCTATATGATGCCTTCCCGGAGTAACCATAAACATTATTCGTTTTCTTTCTCGCCTTAACCTGAACGCTATATGTAGCATTTGGTTCTAGGCCGGTTACATCGAACTCCTTATACGTTCCTTCATAACCAACTTCAGTCCACGTCGTGCCGCCATTGAGCGAATATCCCCACTTATCAGAAGTAACAGACGACGATGCGGAGATCTTGAAGCTGTTCGCATTGATGTTTGAGACGCTGAAAGACACAGACGGTGCTGAACGGTCAATGTTCACAAGTTGGAGCGTTCCACCATATTCTACAGGTTGCCAAACGTAGACTCTGGTGGAGAATCCTATGCTTATTGATTTGCTTCCGTCAGAGTCATGCGCGACTGTTACAGACCCACTTGTAGACCCCTTTGCTGCGGGGAATGTTCGTGCGGTGTAGTCAGTCCGTGCCTTGTAGTACACCTGCTCACCGTTAATCGTTACAGTCGTTTCAGCGATCGTATAGTAAGCGCTTCTGCCACCGGCTGATGTCAGCGTCCAGTACAGCGTCGATGTGTTGTTGATGATATCAATGCTTTCGGAAACAGAAAGCTCAAGATATCGGCCATCATATGCATCGCTTCTCCACGTTGCCATAATGACACCTCCGTTCAATCAATAAGGGCGATGTTCAGCCCAGACTCTGCGTTTTTTGCGTATGGGATGAACTTGCAGTCTCCGACAGTAAGATCACCACGAACTGTCGTTTTTTTCACCCTAGTTTCATCCTTGTTGAGCGAAAATACTTCTTCATCGTTGTAATAGCCGGCAAACTCCGTGTTGTTGATAACAGTCTTCTCGGATGAGCCGGAGCGGTACACTTCAATTCCCGCTTTGTCGATTTTCACGCCGCTCGTGTAAATCTCATTTGGCGCAGGTGTCCAAGCCTTTGGCGTCGTCCCATCGCAGAGCATCAAGTCGGCAACATAGAAATAGCTCCCTCTTGTTTCGGCTTTAATTTCGATTGTAGGCGACTGAATGCTGAGAATAGTGTAAGTGTATTCTTTCCAGCCGGAAGACTCTGTTGAGCTGAAAATAACCGCTTCGGATTCGCCATTGTAAATGACTTTGAGCTGTGACAACAGCGAGTCGGTCTTTTTAATTTTTACACTCAGTGTGTAGTTGCCTCCGACGACGATATCATCAATCGTCTGTGTAAGCGCAGAATCTGCGGACAAACGAAAGCAGGAGTTTGCGACTGTTGTGTTCTTCGTATCGGCGTTCTGAACGGCGGCTACTGTGCCGGTTGCCTCCCAGTCATCAGAGACGCCATTCAGACCGCTGGAGTTCTTGACGTAGTTAACGCCACCAGTATATGCACTCGAAAAGTCAAGACGCAGTCCATCAATCGTCTGCTGAATTTGCGACACCTCTTGCTGAAGAACATCGATTGCGCCATCTCCATTGTCGTTCGTCAGGTAATCTGTGATCTTCTGTGCCTCAAACTTCACAAGACCTTCGGCCGCTTGATAAGATTGGGACAGTACGCCATCAGTGTACGACTGCGAGATAGATGCAGCCTGAACGCTGCCGGCTTCAATCAGCGAGCCACGGATGACCATTGCGTTGATGACATTCGTGATGAACTCATCGTCGAAGGTCAGCGCAGTCGTATAGGGGCCATCAATGCCGGTGGACGACTTGCCAAAACCGTTGACGTTCCATCTCCACACAACCCGTGCTTTTGACGGGTCTTCGCTGTCCATGATGAACAACTCGGAGCCGTTGCTGTAGACGTGACCGCCAAACGCACCAGTGAGCATAGCAGTGGCCATAGCCAGCCGTGAGTCGTAGTCGGTCTTTGTCTTTTCCGTATCCTCCCTGATCGTGGAGACAGCGCTCGAAATCGCTGTCTTGATCGTGTCGGGGACACAGGACAATGTGACGACGTTTCTGTCCGGCTCGTCTGGATACTCCTTGTACTCGACGATTTGATGCTCCACGCGGATGCCGCGCTCAACGTCGATGAGCGTCACCTTCTTGTGCATCCCGAAGTCGAGGAACGAATACTCCGCGCTACGCTTTGCAAGGTCAACCACGTTGCACTCATACGAGCGTATCGGGAAGGCCAGCGTTTCCAACTTTTCCAGCGCGTCAGCGTACAGATTTTCAGGCACGGTGTACCGATCATCGCTCCAATATGCGCACACGGTCTTGTTGACGTACTTCCGGTTCTCAACGTATGTCAGGCCGTACTCTTTCCCGTCCACGACGGCCTTCTCCATTGTCATGCCTTCTTTGCCATAGGCATACAGGCGAGTGGCGAAATCCGTTGTCTCCCCCTTGAACGACAGACTTTTCAGATTCAGCTCAGTGGTCAGATATTCGCCGGTCGGCTGCATTGCTGTCTGCGAGTACACCACAACCGTCTTCTCGCGGATTTTCCAGACGAAATACACCTTGTAGGTGCTCATGCACTGGTACACCACGTCGTAGTCAGTGCAGAAATCGAACTCTATCGTCCTGCGAATCGAGGATACGTTGCCGCCCTGAATCGTCCATCCTTCGGGCAGGTGGCTCTCGAGCACCTCCGTCAGTGATCGAGTGGCGCTCTTGTAATCCTTGTAGATTGCGCCCTTCAGGAAGTCAAAGTTCAGCTCGCAGTCCACTTTATCATCGTCAATCTTCTTGATGAGCCACTCATTCTCATCTGTAACGACGCGAGCCTCCTCATACAGCAGCGGATACTGCTCGTGGTGCGTATCGACGTAGAACGTCATTTCATCACAGCCATCAAGCTTATGCGTGATCGAAAAATTCTCATACGCGGAGAGAGGGTGAGCCTCTCCTGTTGCGTCATACAACACAATCATTGCGCTCGCCCTCCTTACAGGTAAATCGGATAGTAACTGATCTCCACCTCAGATGCTCCATCAATGTCAACGGTGTTCAATCCGGGCTGTAGCATCGGGAAGCTGGTCAGGTTCGTATCTGCGAACTTGTTCAGCCCATCCTTTGTGACGGTCTTCTTCAGGCCGTCGATAATGACGACGCCGGCTGCGTTTTTCACCGTGATACCGAGCACCTTTACGGTGCTTTCAGCCGAAGTGATACGGAGCACAGCCGGCGTCTTGTAGTTGCCGTCAACATACACCGTTCCAGTCTGCGCCAACGCCACCGTTTCCATCGGCTCATGACGAAAACCAGAGAGCGTGTACTGCACATTGTGAATCCACGGTGCTTTTTCTTCCGGAGTAGACTGCTTTTCATACACGCAGTAGTAACAAAAACCGTCCGGCAGGATGATGTCCGGCATCTCCTGCATCAACGCCGTCACCTTGGATATGTTCATGGCAATCTCTCTCGGCGTGTCGCCCTCAAAGTCAAACGTCAGTGTGATGCTGCGAAGCCCGACCGTCTGGGCGAGCTTCACAGGAATCATCGACGCCGGCGGGAGCAGATAGCCAGTGCTATAGTCGCAACCGCCGACATTGTAGGACAGCATATTTGCCCGGAACACCGTGAACAGTATTCCGTTGATTCTCGGCTCAATGACGGCCATCACTTTCCCTCCCATTCAAGTTCTTTGGACACATACGGCGTGAGGACTCTTGCGGTCTTCTTTCCGTCGATGTAGATATTGTTCTCAACATACTGCGGTCTTCCTGCGCCGTCACTTTCACTACCATCGCCGCGATTATCCGAGGACTTTCCGTAGGACGTGCTTGCGTTACTGGCACTAATTGCAGTGCCGGTGCTGTAACTCCCATCATCAACGGCTACTCGAGCCTTTGCAACGATGTCATCATAGTCTCCGGCGTCAGGATCAGGGATATCCATAGCAAAGTCAACATCGTTAATGCCATCGGCAAGAGACTGTGCAGCATCAATGGCTACATCAGAATTCTCTTCAATGCCTTCTGCAAGGCCAAGCACAAGGTTTTTGCCGATAACATCTCTGAACACCGTGGACGGGCTGTGAATGCCAAAAGCCGACTTCAAGCTGTTCAAGACGCTGCTTCCAAAGCTCTTAATCTTGTTGACAATCCAGCTTGTCATGTTGCTGATACCGTTCCAGAGGCCTGTTACAAGGTTTCTGCCGATATCGCCCATGTTCCCGACAGTGCTTTTTATCGTCTCAGGCACTTGCGCGAATATGGCTTTGACTTTCGAAATGAACGAGTTCCAGCTTTCCTTGATGCCTTCCCACAGCTTGTTTACCCACTCAAGCGCGGCTTCCTTGAACTTCACCCACAAGTCTTTTACAGAGTGTGCAAGACTTACAACAAGCTCGATGAGCGTGTCAACGATCATCAAGAACATTTCAGGGAGAACTTTTACAATCTCAGCAATGATCTGAAGGACACATTCAATAAGCTGCGGCAAGCAATCGAGAATGCCGCTGACAATGGACATAATAAGCGTTGGGATGATTGCAATAATGCTCAGGATGATATCAGGCAGCGCCGTGACAATTCCGAATACCAAATCATCAACACACTGGATGATGTCAGGCAGGCAAGCAATCAAACCATCGATAATTGACAGCACAAGCTGCGGCAGAATCACCACGATATTCATGATGATTTCCGGCAGATATCTGACGATTGCTAGAATGATATCGAGAATGCACTGCAACAGGCTCGGCAAACATCGCACAATGCCGTCGATAATAGACAGTATGAGCGACGGGATGCACTGTACGATTGCTCCGATCAACTGCGGAAGCGCCTGAACAATCGCAAGTATTAGTTCCAGCACGCACTCGATGACAAGCGGTATATACGATAAGTACGCATCGATGATTTGCTGGATGAGGTTTGGGAGCACATCAATGATTGCTTGCAGGACGTCAGGTAGCGCTTCGACTATGCTATCAACAAGCTCAATGATGCAGTCGAGCATTGCTGGGTATGCTGCAAGTACACTTCCGACAAGGCCATCAATGACTTGAGGAACCGCAGAGATCAAAGACGGAAGTGCCTCAAGAATGCCTTGCGATAGCGAACTGATAAGCAGCACGCCAGCTGCAACAAGCTTTGGCGTATATGTTGCGCAAATAGTGGTGAACTGTGCAAGCCCATCGACTACAGACTTAGCTATCTGCCCCGAGTTCTGAGCAATGCCGCTGCATAGTGCAATAATGAGTTCGAATCCGAGCTGTACAAGATCATTCGTAATGCTCAGTATTCCTGATATCAAAGATGAAATGACGCTTGTCGCAGAATCAGCAATACTATCAGCTGATTCAGTAAGACCTTTAACGAGAGCAGAAACAATGCTTACGCCGCCATCAACGAGCAGCGGGATATACTCAACGATTTTGTTTACCGCTTTCGCAAGTGCGTCACCGAGCGCATCTACAAGGCCATCAAATCCATTCTCCTTAACTGCGTCAGTAAGGCCGGACATGATATCTGTCGCTTCTTGCACAAAGTCGCGCATCATTCCGGTTCCTTCGCCGACATTGGACATAGCGTTGTAGAGAGCGATGCCGAACCCTTCAGTTGCGGACTGCAAGATTACGATATCACCTTGCAGGTTGTCAATCTTGGTATTTGCCATCTGTTCAGCAGCGCCTGTGCAGTCCTCAAGTCTGCTTCTGAGATCTGCAAGCTGCTCAGAGCTGTTTCCGGCAATGGAGTTAAACGCCTTCAGACCAGCGGTCGTAAAGATCATACCGGTGTAGTTTGCCTTCTCCTCTTCTGTGAGGTCGGCAAACGAAGCGTTCAAATCGTTGACAATATCAATGAAATCTCTCTGTCTTCCAGAACTGTCATAGATGGAAACGCCGAGCGCATCAAGCGCCTTCGACGCATATTCCGTCGGCGCATACAGATCGGACATTGCCCTTGCAAGGTAGTTGCCGGCGGCAGACCCCTGATAGCCTTTTTCGGCCAACGCAAGTAGCGAAGTCGTAATCGTGGACAGGGACTGGTTATACGCACCGCCAACAGATGCAGCGGAAGAAACTGCATCGCCAAGCTGAGCGGTGGACGTATTTGCAAGCGTAGCACCTTTCGCGTACATATCCGCGATGTGTGTACAGTCATCCATGCTGATTCCGGCTTCGCGGAACGAACTCGACATGGCTTTTACAGTTGTCGTAAGATAGCCAGCGGCATCGTCCATCGACATCTCACCGGCAGCAGCCAAGTTCAGAGTCGCGCCGATTGCCTGAAGCTGCTCGTCAGCCGACAGTCCTGCCATAGCTAGGATGTTAAATCCATCAGCTGCTTCTGTTGCCGTGAACTTTGTTGACGCGCCAAGCTCCAACGCCTTGTTTTTGATGGCATCAATGCTGTCAACAGTTGTCCCCATCGTAGCGGCGACGCCGGAAATCGCGTATTCGAAATCAGACCCAACCTTGACCGCATAACCGCCGAGGCCAGCAAGTGCGCTTCCAGCTGCGGCAACGGCCTTTGTGATTCCTTTCGATAGCGATACGCCTACATCCGCAAGACCTTCTTTAAGGCCAGACTGGTCAAGCTTTGTGTCGATAATAACAGAGCCGTCAGCCACATAAATCACCTTCCTTATCGTGATTCACGCGGCTCAACGGCTCAAAAAATGCGTATATATTTATAGTTACGAAGTAACTATATATTCTTTTTGTTTATATTATATAGTATTATATTACGTGCGATTTTCCACGGAATGTCACGAGGACAGTCCGAGGACAGTCACGTTCATTTGGCTTCTTTTCATGATTTGCTCTCCATCTTCGATAACAAGTTCGAACTCTCGCTTGCAGCCCCTTGTGCATTTCAAGAAAACGCCGTGGCAATTTGCGGTGTCGTCATAGACGGAGTGCTTCGCATTGCAATACGGGCACCGAACCCATTTGCGCTCTGTAGCAACCTTAATCAAAAGAATCCACCTCCAAAAGCCGCTCCAGCCATAGCAACTTTATCTTCGAATGTCAGGTTCTGAGGGAGCGCATAAATTTGCTTCAGCCTTGCGATGCGCTCTCGTTCCTTCTTGTTTTCAATTTTGCTCAGGTCAGCAGCCCTATATCCCATGATCTCAACAATCTTGTTGTGGTCTTCTAGGCTTTTGAACAGGGCTTGGAACTTCCACCAATGCAGATACTCAATCTCGTTGAGGTCAATGCCATACTGCGAGTAAAACGCCCCGAAAATGTACGGGGCGTCATACTCGTAATTGTAGATCATCTTTTGCTTCAGCTCGACATTTCCATTCATGCGCCGCTTTCGCTGCTTTTGCTCAGGCTGGCCGCATCTGTACAGATAGAGAATCGCGTTGACTGCTTCGTTCAAATTTTCAGGTCTTTCCTCTGGGAAAAACAAATTGACGAATTCATTTACCTTTTGAGCGTTCGGGATTTCGCTTTCAAGAATCTTCTCGAAAATGATGCAGGTTCTATAATCGGAGTCAATGAAAAACTCCTTGCCATCAACAACGACGGTTTCTGGCAAGGAGTCAAGCAGGATGTTTTCACCCATTGTTCTTTGCTGCGGCTCTGCGCTGCTGCCGGTTCGAATATTTGGCGAATGTGTTCTTGGCGCTCAGGATGTCGTCCTTCTGCGCCTTGATATAATTCAGGAAATGCTCATATGCAGCATAATGTGCACTAATATTCGACTTATCAGTGCAGATGGCAACGCCGGCTCCTGCGCCGAGACAGCCGTCGAAAAAGTCTTTCAGCATTTTGCACTGGGCACGGATGATCTCAGACGTTTTTCCGGTCTTGGGGACTTCCTTCTCGGCTTCTTTCATTGCGTTAATGGCAGCCTCAAACTTCTCTGCATCATCGGCGTCGCGCACATCGAAATCGTACTCAGCGCCGTTATACTTAAATTTTGTTTCGATATTCTGGCTCATTTGCTCATTCTCCTCTCAGATTGAATCAGGAAGCGCTGTCTGCGGTGAAGGTCTTGGTCGTTCTATCGAACTTGCCGAAAGTGATGTCGGATACAGCTTTCAGCGTGCCGGTGTAAATCAGCGCATCAGTGCCGTCTCCCTTTCCATCAGGGACAATGGCATAGGTGCGCTTGAACGCCTTGCATTTTCCATCGCTATCAGCTTCCCAGCAGTTAACGGAAACGATATCTCTGTGGGTGGCGGTGCCGAGCAGTTCGTTATCAGTGACTTTGACGATCTCAGTAACGCAAGGCTCGCCGGTAATGACATCGCAGCTGTAGGCAATGCTAGGAGCATAACCAATGACATCGGTTTTTTCCGTCTTATAGTTGACGTACTTGCGCGTATACTCTTTGGGGTTCTTGCTTTCCGGGAAGGTCGTAAAGCCCTCACCAATCAAATTGAACGTTTTTGCTTCGCCATCCCCACATTCCATATAGGACTCCCACTGGCATCTGAGGACGAGTTCGTTGCTATTCGAACTGGGCGTGGTTACTGCCATAATTATTTCCTCCTTACTTTGTACTCAAGCGACATGATCGCCTGATAGTCTTCTGTTCCATCCGCATAACGAGCGGCGAGTGATGGCGTTGAAGCCAAATCAATCCTCGTTGCAGTTCTGCCGCTATCGATAGTTGGCAAGTTTGAGAAGGCACCAGTTGCGTCTTTCTGCATCAGCCACTCTGCTGCGGCGTTGAGGCATCCAATCGCATCAAGCCTTGAAGCGGTGTCGTTTCCATCAACACGAATATACAGAGCAAAACTCCACACGCCAATGTATGAACCATTAACGTACTCCCGCTTTTTCTCTGCGGAAGAGAGCTGCTGTATCATCATGCTAGGCGCATTCTTGCCGAGGTCTTCAAGCGCAATTTCAGACGGTTTCTTTGCCCACTTATTAAGATGGTCTTTCATCACTTTTGCAATGATAACGCCATCATTGGTGAACGATTTTTCCATCTGCATTATCACTCCTTCATGATCTTGTTCACCCCCTTTATCCATGCGTCCTTCTTCAGCGATTTTGCTTTTTCAAACCACTGGGCACAGGCTTGCGGGTGCTTGTCCTTTGAGAAGTTGAAGCCGACGCCGTAATACATACGCCTCGAATACGGAGCATTGTATTCAACCCGACCGCTTCCGATGTTTGTGCCTGTATCACCGCTTCGCATCAGGTTGCCGGTTCGCATAGGCACATAAGGTGCGCTGTCTCTGAGCACCTCGCTGTCCAAGAACTTTTGCGCGGCGGAATACTTCTTGTTGAACCTTCCGATGCAAGACTGCGTGTTGATATGGAACTTATAACTGAAGCTCATTGGCCATCAACCTCGAAATGCCACATTCTCCGTGTCCCAGCCTTCTTGTGACTGAAACCGACAATCCGCAGCTTTGTGCTGCTGCCGGACTTCAGGAAGTAATCGGTTCCTTTGTCACTAAGCGTCCAGTACGCAGACTTATTGGAAGCCGATTTCCACTGACTATATGGCAGATAGATTCTTGACGTGCCATCAGACGCCTTTGCAATCGTTCTGGAATCAAACAGGTAGAGTCTTGCGCTATCGTTCGGTTTTTTACCATGAATGTTGAGATCTGCACCTTCATCAAGAGGGCAATAACAGCGAGTCAAAACAGTCTCTTGATATGTCGCTTTGTCATGTACCTCGCCGATGTAGTTGTACAGGACAACAGTATCGGTAAGCATTCTAAGACTTGCCATGGCATCTCCTCGCATACACCCAGCGAGACATCAGCCCGAGCCGCCTGAGTAGCGCGACTGTCATGCTTGACACTGGGACGCCACTACACGTCAAAATAGCCGCGTGACCCGTTGCTCCACTTGAAACGGAGTAATCGCCGAGGCTTTCACTGCCGCCTGTCTGAGCGGCCTCAGAAGCTCCTACGATGGCATCGACTCCGCCCTGCAAATAGAGCATCTCGACCTGATAGGCTACCGCCTTTTTGAAGGTTTCGTCTATCAGGTCTTCTGCTTCGGGCTTCAGGATGCAGACATCGTAAACGACATCCGAGGCGATCTCGGCCAGACGGTCAAACTCACTCGCAGGAATCTCGGTTCCCTTGAGCGCGGTATCGTAGAACGTCTTGTCGATATACGCCATCGTGCGCCTCCTTACTCTGCGGGATGCTCCTTCTTCATGTGCTTGGTCAGAGCGGCCTTGGAGCCAAACTCTTTGCCGCAGTGATCGCAGGTGAACTTCTCGGCTATGTCGTCATCAACGACCTCACCGGGAGCATCGGCCACGACCTCCTCAACAACAGGTTCAGGCTCTCCGTCACCCTTCCAGCCGAGAGAGCGGTATGCCCCGACTGCTACGTCGGGGATGTACCGCTTCTCACCGTCCTTTACCATCAGAATCATGTCGCACCTCCGATCAGCCCAGAGACTTGATCTGCGCGATGGGGATGGTCTTGTGGGCGATGTACTGCTTGCCGGACTCGGTAGCGGAGTTGACCAGCTCCCAGTTGACGCCCTTCTCCAGCTCAGCGTCGGTGGGGCTGAGTTTCGCCATGGACGCCATGGTGAAGCTGATGCCGAACGGAGCGAAGCACTTACGCTGACGGCTGTACAGGGTGTCCTGACCACCGTTCTTGGAGGGATTGCGGTCGGTTTCATACGGAACCTTTGCACCGCAGTCGGTGTACTCGATAGCGCCATCGCCGAGAACGAACGTGGTGTACACGGTCTTCGCGGGGGTAGCCACCTCGTAGTTGGCAACCTGAGTGCCGGTGGGATTGGCGACCGGAGTATAGACACCGCCAGCACCCTTGGTGTAGTAGGTCTTACCGGCAACGGGGCTGGTGTCGGTGCTCTGCTTGTAGGTTGCAGGAATCTCATCGGCGGGCATGGTGTCGTCAATCAGAACGACACGGCCATTCAGGGTTGCGAGGGACAGGTCGCGCTCGATGCCGTTGCCATCGGTGTACTTCATGTACGCCAGCAGCTTCAGGTTTTCGAGGTTCGTCGCCACAACAGAGTGCATGATGGCGAGGGAAAACTTGCCCTTCGCGTCGCCGCAAGCCTTCTGGATGGCGGTGTTGAGGGTCGTGCCGCTCATGCAGCCAGCGCCGACATCGTTGGTAGCGGCATTAGCGGTCACATCGGTGGTGTGGGCGGCGACGAACTTCGCCCCCTCGGCGTCGGTCATGGAGAACACGCCCTTCAGGATGTGGACGATGGTGGACTGGTCGATCTCGTTCCAGTATTCGGCGATCTGCTCGGCGATGTTCTCGATGAAGTCCTGACCACCGGTGATGTCGTAGCTGAAGTCGTTCTCAGTCCACGCAGCGGCACGGCCAACAACGACACGGGAATGGCGGAACGTCGCGGTGCTGCCGGCTTTGATGTCGGTGCTACCATCATAGTTCTGCGGCGTGGTGTTGTTGATGAGCCCCTTCAGCGTGGTGGTCAGGTAGTTGCCGCCGTCCTGATCGGCCATGGCGGTAGCCAGATCGGGGCGGGGACGGATAGCACGGGACTTGATGAGCTCGGTCTTGTTGGGGTTCGGGATTCTGTCCACATAACCCTTGAAAACCTCACCGTTGAAAATCTTCTTGTCGAAAACGGATGCAGTAGGCATAGCTTATTTCCTCCTTAAAATCAGTCAAAATTGATGGTGGCATTCGGATTTTCGTTCTTCATCGCCATCAGCTCAGCGAGGCTCTTCTTGGTTTTGCGCTGAGGCTGCTGAGGATTCGGGTCAGAGAACTGCGGCTTGGGCGGCTGTTCAGGTGCGGGAGGCGCGGGAGGCGTATCGACAACGAACGCGCCCTTGTAGTCATCGTTCGTCATCAGGCCGTCCATATACTCCTTCGCGCCGATGAAGCCACCGTTTTCAAACGGGAACTTCTTGCCGACGATGGCCGCTCTGATACCGTCTTTTGCAGCCTTGCTGGTGAACTTGTAGCCACCAAGGAACATATCGAGGCTGTGCGCCTGCTCCTGCTCCGCAAGTTTCGCCGTCAGAGCTGCGGTATCATCGTTGTACTTCTTTTCCCAGTCGGCGGCAGACTGCTTGATGCCATCAATGTCCATGTCCTTGTAGGACTGGATGGTGGTATTGGCAGTCGCAAGCTGCTGCTTCACGCCAGTAAGCTCGGTTTCCTTCGCGTCGAACTTGTCCTTCGACACATAGCCGCCGTCAGCGAGGTTCACGAGCTTCAGCTCCTTATTCGCTGCGATGGCCTGTTCAAGCTGCTCGAAGGTGAGCGCAGCAGGGTTGCCGTTCTCATCTGTTCCAAAAAGTGCTTTCAGGTAGTCGTACATGGGTTCCTTTCTTTCGCCGATTTAGTTTAAACGTCGGTTCACTCCGACAATGGCTATCGTGCTATATATCCCGGCACGAACGGGAAATTGCGGCGCTGTTTATATGCCTCGCGCCACGGCAAGTGCAGGATAGGCTCCTGCGAGCCAAAGAAAAAGCGAGTCTCACGACTCACTTTGTTCAATCTCTTTCAGGAGCAGGTTCACAGCCTGCTCATCGTCGTACCGCATTCCATAGCGGCGTTTGACGGTATTCCTGCCGACCTTGAAGACGAATAGGTCTTTATCGCACCCGGCAGATATGCGTTTTATAAGCTTGATTTGCGGACTAACCAACAAAACCACCACCTAAACAAACAAAACCAAACGATTTAGCTAATCGCTCTTTGCTTTTCTATTTGCCCAAACAGCTTTGCTGCTCGTGCTTCTGTTCCATGCGCCAGTCCACTCACGGTCACGGAGCCGCGTCCTGCCAGTCTCATCGATGAACTCGCTAAGACGTGCTTCTCTCTGCTTCAGCTTGACGGATGCTTTCTGGAAGTCGCCGTACAGTTCTTTTTTTAGTTCATCGTTCGTTGCGGAATTCATCGCAGCGTCAATCGTGGAGCATTCTTTCTTGGCCTCTCGGATTTTGCGCTCATAGTAGCGCTGCTTTTGCTGTAGCTCATAGTCATCACCGTTTGTTCTGCCGGCATCTCTGGACGGGTCACGGCTGAATGACGGTGTGGAAAGCCCCTCAAAGTACGGATAGAAGCTGTGGTAGCAGTTCCATCCGCAAAGACCTTCGCCAGTTCCATAGCCAGTCTCTCGGTAGAAATCGCCATACCGTTTGTGGTGTCCCTTGATGCAGAACACTTTTCCCTGCCACTCTGCGTGGGACGGTCGTGCTCCAGCGTGGCTGCTGGTTTCCACAAGCTCACAGCCCATCTCCTCGGCACGGAGAAGCTGCAACTTCGAAACTGACTGATTCACGCCGGTTGTGACGGCTCTGCGAACAGCAGTTTCAATGCTAGATGTAGCACCAGACGGATATGCAATCTTTTCAATACCGGATGTCGCCAATTCTCTTATGGCTCTTTTAATCGCTGTGGTTTGGTCGAATGCTCCAGAAGTTATTTGTATAAAGGCTCTGTCTAAAATGCTGTTAAAAGCAACTGTGGACACTTTGGCCGTCGTTTTGGTGTAGTTCCCGATGAGCGCCATAGTGGTGTCTGTGCCTTGCAACAGCATAGCCGTCAAAGCAGGTGACTCCGCAATGGCAGCAGGACTCAGCCCAGCTGCCTTGTAGATTGCGTCATCAGATGCAAGCGACTTGATTCCGGCAGCGGTCATCAGCTTCTGGACTTCCTTACGAGACAGACCAGTGGCTTTGGAGAGAATGCCATTCACATCGCCTTGAAGATAGCCGAACTCTTTGGCTTTTCTCAGCTGCCACTGTGCAGTGTCTGTGAAGTATCCGGTTTTTACGATGCGACGTGCGATATCTGCAAGAATGTCAAGTTCAACCTGACTGTATATCTCAACGACGGGGTCGGCGGCTTGCATTAGATATTCTGGTTTCAGCATCTTTCCGACTCCTCTTCGAATGGTTTTAACTTGCGGTAACTTGCGGTAACTTGCAGGCTACTTGAAATGTCGGCCAGTTCTGAGATCGACAAGTTCAAAGCGGCCGACAAAATCGAAGCCGCTTAGCATCACGATGGTGCGCAGCACCTTTACGAGCAATGAAACCCGTGCCTCAAGCTCGTTCTCTTCCTTGATAGCAGCATAGGCGGTCGGGTCAGGGTATCCTTCGCTGTTGTAGTAGTCACTCCTGCTCATTTGCCTTGGCTCCCCCCTCTTCGGCTGTCGGCTCTTTATCGAATCCGAGCAACTCATCATCGGTCATGTCGTTCAGCTCCCCGAGCTTCCGTTTGGCTGTTGCCTCATCTTCTCCATACCATTTCATGCGGTACTCATATGGCAGCATCAGCCCCTGAGACACTTCAGTCTGATCTCGAATACGTTCAGACTCAGCATCAACAACAATGCTGTCATCCCACACATAGGCAATTTCGTAGTTCCCATCAGGACAAAGGTCATACAGGATTGCAAGGCAGTACATCGCATATGCAAGGTCGCCAAGTGCTGATCCGAGCGACGTCTGGATGTCGGTGACGGTGGCGTAGGAGCGCTGCTTCATGATCTTGATCTCGGTGGCACTCTTTGCAATCTCGGTCGGGTCGGAAAGCGTACCGCGGGAGATGCAGCAGGCATCCTCAATCTGGATTAGCAGACGGTTCAGACCGGACATATAGTTTGCGTCACGCAGGTTCGGTGCCCATGCAGTAAGCAGGTCGCTGCCATTCATGGTTGCAGCGTCAAGGTTATTCGTTCGGAACAAGCGCTCCTTGCCTTCCGGCAGCACAGGCAAACCGTTGATGTGCTTGAATGCGTCCTCCGATGCATCGATTGCAAGCTCACCGCCCTCGTATTCCCACATCAGGCGCTGAAACTGCTTATCTGCCTCTTCGATGAGCGAAACACCACGGGCATAAACAGAAACGCCAAGCGGCGACCTCATATCGACGGTGTTGCCGATCGGGATTTTGAAATACGCAAACAGCGGGGATTCAACGTTCTCCAAGTTGACCTCCGGCTCGATCTCTGCCCACTCTTCGACCTCTGTCAGCTCACACTCTTTGCCGAGCGCGTCATCGACCATCGACACATACGCCTTGTTCGTGATCTTGTAGTGCGAACCGAGCAGCTCGTGCTTCTCCAGTCGGCTGTAAACCTTTTTGCCCTCCCAGTGGCGATACAGGAAGTACGCGCCGGTGATCTTCTGCGCGTTGTTGAACGCTACGGGGTAGAAGGCGTTCGCCTGAATGATCTCGGTTGCGATTCCGCCCTTGTAGATGTACGGCTTGAACACAAGACCGCCGCCAGCACAGGCATACTCAACGCTTGGCCGGATATCTTTCAGGACAGGCTTGAACTGTTCGGTGAGGAAATCAGCCATCTGCGAGCCAGAAATCTTCATCTCCATTTCCAGCGTGACTGATCTGGCAACCTCCGATGCAACGATGGCCGGGATGCCCAGCGTCTGGTGGTTATCCTGCAACCATGGTGCGTTGCCGCCGAACATCTCCAGCCAGAGGTCGATGGCAGACATCATCCTGTCTGACGTGATGCTCTCGTTCTTTGCTATCTCAGCAACGCTTCTCATAAAGCCGTTGGTGAACATACCCTTTATCCTCCTTGCGAAATTCTTCAATGCCTCAAAAGCCATCGCTTCTCCTCCTTATCCATTCTGGATAAATCGCGTTCCTTCGCGCTCGATGGTGTACTCAAATGCGTTCAGCGTACCAACGTCGGAGGTGTCGCTCCGCGAGTCGGCTGTTTTCTTCTCAGTCCAGACTGCTGTCGTGAATGCTTTTGCAAGCGTTTCACAATCTTCTGTGAGGAACAGCCTGTTCTGCGTCATGAGGCGAGTCGTTAGACGGATGCGGTTGTTCACATCGTCGTTCGCAGCGGTTCTGACAGTGACAGGAAGTCTGTACTGATCTGCTGCATCGCGGATACAGCGGAACAGGAACTGCTCCTTTGCATCAACGTAGGCGTAGTCCAGCTTGCCGTACTTGGAAAGAATCTTCCGGGCGAACTCATCGAACTTTTTGCCGAGAGCGTCAGTTTCAACTTCTCCTTCATACCGGTCGGATGCAAGCACGACGGCTCGTTTGTGGCCGGCAATAATAGCAGTCGCAACCATCGACGTACCACGGACAGAGCTGCCGATGCTGATACCGACGTTGACCTGCATGATCTGCATGGCCTTGACCGCCTCTGCCGGGATGATGATTGCCTCGGTGCGCTCAATGAAGCTGTTGTACACCTTGTTCTGCGTATAACAAGAAAGAGCCACCGCGTCGCCACGGTCTGGCGACTTGATGCCTCTCCCCTTCATATCCTTTTTGCTCTCAAGAACGATTTTGCCTGAGCTCGTGATGCTGTACTTGCGGACAGAGAACTGGGCAACAAGCTCCTCGTCGTTTGGGATGCTGATTTCCTCATTCTGCATCTCAGCTTTGACAGTCGCCCACATATACGTCGAGATGTCTTGATAGTGCTCCTCAGAGCCATCCTGCGGTGGCTTCTGGCCGAAGTTGACGGGGACGATTTCAAGCCGTCTCAGCCGCTCCTCAGCCTTTACCTCCTCCAGACGGTCGGTAACACCACCGCCGAGTCCGGTATCGTCGATGTTCACCGTAACCACGCCGGTGTACTGCGGGTAGTCCTTGATGAGCTGCTTGTACGTTCTCACGATGTCGCCCACGGTTGTCATCAGACTCTGGCCGTGACGGACAACAGGAATGTCAATCTTGCCGCCGACATTCGTGGCGATGATCGTTTCATCATCACCGTACCGAGCAACGTCAACGCCCACCGAAATGCGGTTGATTTTCGTCGTGTCTATCTCATTCAGCGTCGTCTTCTCGATCAGGGGCAGGGGAATGAACACGTCATCTTCCTGCGCCGGGAAGTCGCCGTAGACACGAACCTTGACGACGTTGCTGTGCTCGCCGTACTTCCTGATGAAGGCGGCGATGTTCTCCTTGTTCGTCCTCGTGCTATCAAGTGAGGACACGCGGTGGCATTTGTACATACCACGGTCGCGGTTGTGGCTGTCGTAAAACGCGCCGGTCGTGCGCGTCGGGTTGGCACACATCAGCAGCTTGTTGTTCTTGCCGGACAGCGTTGCAAGGATGGCCTCCATGATGGCGTCTTCTACGCCGGACGCCTCGTCCACGATGATGAGCATATTCTCCTCATGGAAGCCCTGCATATTCTCAGGCTCGGATGCGGTCTTCGCAACTGCGAACCAGCGCTTCTCATAGCCCTTCATGTAAACGTAGGTCTTCGTCCATGTCAGCAGCTCCTTGAGCAGGGGGCTTTTCGCTCTCCATTTCTCCACCTCAGACCATAGAATGTCGTTCAACTGCTGTCTTGTGGGCGCGGTTGCAATCACCTTTGGAAACCGGAAGCAGGACAGAAACCAGAGCAGCGTAACAGCCTCAACACCGGTCTTGCCGACGCCGTGCCCGGAACGGACAGACACCTTTGTGCTGGACGCGATATCCATCAGGACGGCCTCCTGCCACGGGTCAGGGCTGAAGGAACAAACCTCCTTTGCGAACAGGACAGGATTCTTCTGATATACCGGAATGCGTTGCGCAAAGAATTTACGCCTTTTTGCCTGTTCCGTTATCGCCATTCGTGTCTTCCTCCTCTGTGAGCACATCCGGGATGCTATTCACCCAGTCATCAACAGCGTTGTTGCTGCCCTCCTGTTGACCAAGCTCATTCTCGAAGCGCCGTTCTTCAAGCTGCTGCTTCGGCGTTTCACCGGACGTCTCGATGATGAACTTCATCGCGTTGACGTCTCCGCCAATCGCTAGCACATAAGCCCTAGCAAACAATGCGACGCGGTTTGAGAAATCGGCCTCATCAACGGACATTGCTTTAAGGTTCTTTTTCATGGCATCCGAACAAGGCAGGTCTAAGATCAGTTTTGCGGCCTCACGAGCATCCCTTTTTCGGCGTCGAACCTCACCGGATTTCTTGCCGCCATTACTGCCCCTCTTTTTTGCTTCTTCCGTGCTTTTGATGGGCTTTAGGTTCTCTGGAGCGCCGCCTTTCCTCGCCATTCTGCCACCCCCCCTTGTTGAGCATTTCTCTTGGATGCAAAATGACCGCATTAAGACTGCGTGGATGCATCTTAATACGGTCATCTGGTTAAGTTGTAGCCCAAAAAAGGAAAGCTCGTTGTGGCTCATTTATGGGCTTGTGAGAGGCATCTTGCTGGGCATCAAAACAGCGTCTCTTGTTCAGCAGGCTCCTCCCATCCGTTTTTCTCAAGCTCTTTCAGAGCCTTCTGGTCAGGCATCGGAACGCCTCTTTCTTCGTCGATCTTTCCGTAGCCGCCCTTCGCATTCGTGGTAGCTAGGAATCTGTCCCACGGTTGCTTGTCGAACATACCTTCACGCTTCTCACCGACTCCGGTTCCCAGAGCAGCCTCTTCTGTTTCGATGAACTCCTCTACGGTCTTGCCGCGCCGCTTACCCTCCCATGAGTGGCAGTCGCAGCAGTAGTCTGGCAGCTCTCCGTCGAACTTGCAGTCATCGAGGCACAGGAAGTCGTTTTCATTCAGCACCTTCTCGGACAACATATAGTTGCAGGCGAAGTAGCACCCGTCTCTGTTCTTTTTGCAGTACAGCAGGAGCGTTACGGCCTTTGCTACGAACAGTTTGTCCTTTTCGTAGCCCTTGCGCTTGCCGTTCACCTCGTCATCAGCCTGTTTCAGTGCCATGATCTCTTTCGTGATGACACCGTAGCAGTCTTCAGCTGAGATGGTCAGCAGTCGCCGCCACAGGTAAGCGTGATATCTGCCAAAAAGCTCGTTGGCAGCATAGCCAGCGAGCTCAGGGTTTCCTCTTCGGATTGCTTTCTGTAGCAGATTGGACATCTCACTCATCTTGTGGCCGTTTTTCGTGAACAATTCGTTGTATCCCAACGTTTACTCAACCCCTTTCGGTTTATCGTACCGTAATCGTAGCAGGATAAAACGCAAGCAGTCAAGCAAATATTCCCTTGTTCACAAAAGGATAACAAGTCACCGGTCGTTGTAGTGACAGCGCCCATCGTACCATGCTGCACAATCGCATTTGAGACAGTCCATCGGCGCGTAGTACCACTGGTCAACGATTCCCCCAGCTGTCTTGTCCGGGTCGTCATCGTGATGCTGATTCCAAATCTGGACGTGCGTCTCGATGCTCTTCATGTACGGGCATTTCATCAGGCTACCTCTTCACGGCAATCTTGGGCGTGTTCTTCCGCTCATCGAACTCGTAGTACCTGCCCCATTTCAGGCGCATATACTCGTTGCACTCAATGATCTTCCTCATGTTCTTGTTCACGTTGTCACCGCCCTCATTCGTGTCGATGCCGGCAGTCATGGCGAGATACTTTGGAATGATGATGATGCGATTGTACAGCAGCTCCTGAAGCACCTTGTCGGTATCCTCCTTCACGTCTGCCTTCTCATCCATCTTAGCCTTGTACCACTCCTTGTCGAACCAGTAGATGCCACCGCACAGGCCGGCGAACTGGAACTCCTGCGTGTAGCTCCACGGCTTCGCCGTCACCGTCAGCGCAGCGAAACCGAGGTGCAGGTCTTCGAGGATCTGGGCGATTCGGATGAACTCCATGTCGATCACGTCCTTGTCCTCAATCACCGTCTGATCTTCGAGGCGGTACATGATCTGCGAAATGTCATCGTCCAGCTGAATCACGATGTCCTCCGGCGTCTGGTCGATAATCCACTGCCGTACCTTCGACATAGAACAGATCAGCTCATCCTCAACCGCCAGAACCCTTCGGACTCCAGCAGCCTTGTACAGCTCCTCCTCCGACTTCCGCACAACGTAGGTGCACGAGTTCAGCAGACGGTCTGTGATGATCGTGCCTGACCGCTTGTAGCTCGGAACATAGATGCCGATGGTCTTTTCCTTACTCACCGACATCACCCCCGAACAGGCCGGTCTTATAGAGCAGCTCCTTCATCTCCGGCACATCGAGCCGCCTTGCCACGTCGGAATTGAACTCATCGTGCCCGTAGATGTTGTGAAGCTCCACACCGGAAAATCCGTAGTTCAGATCGCGGTCATCCATCGGAACGCGGAAATAACTGCCGAGGTCTTCAGCAGTTGCCATCTCCTCCTTTGTGACCAGCGTCTCATACCGCTTTTCTCCGTGCCGGACACCGATTGGTCTTACCAGCGGCGTGACATGGAGCACTTCGGCCATTGCATCAACGAGCGTCTGGATGGTTGCAGCCGGCGCTTTCTGAACAAACAGGTCGCCCTGCTGCCCGTTTCGGAACGCATAGAGGACAAGCTCAACTGCATCATCGAGCGTCATCATGAACCGGGTCATTCGGCTGTCGGTGACGGTCACATCGTAGCCATTGAGCATCTGCTCCTTAAACACCGGAATGACCGAGCCTCTCGATGCCATGACGTTTCCGTATCGCGTCCGGCAGATGATCGTGCCTCTGTCTCCGATGCTGCGAGCCTTTGCCGTTGCAATCTTCTCCATGAGTGCCTTGCTCATCCCCATTGCGTTGATAGGATACGCCGCCTTGTCTGTGCTGAGGACGACAACTCTCTTCACGCCATGCTGCGCTGCCAAATCGAGTACATTCGCCGTGCCGAGCACGTTGGTCTTCACAGCTTCCACCGGATAGAACTCGCAGGACGGAACCTGCTTCAGTGCGGCTGCGTGGAAAATAAAATCAGCACCGTCGATTGCATCGACGATGCTGTTTCTGTCTCTGACGTCTCCGATGAAAAACTTCAGCTTCGGATTTGCGTAGTGCTTCCGCATATCGTCCTGCTTCTTCTCGTCGCGGGAGAAAATGCGGATTTCTCCGATGTCGGTGTCGAGGAATCTTCGGACGACGGCGTTGCCAAACGAACCAGTGCCGCCCGTGATGAGCAGCTTCTTATCTTTGAACATACGCGCCTCCTCAATATCCGTGCTGGTAGTACAGCCGAATGCTCCAGTCGATGGTGGAGCTGACTGCATCAACGACGTACTCCTGCTCCTCCTCAGTCATGTTCACATCGGATGGCAGGCACACGCCATGCTTGAAGACCCAGTCAGAGCATGGCGTCGGTAATGCCTTTACGAAGTCGGTGCCCTTCCACAGCTCCTGCGTATGCAGTGGCTTCCAGATGTGACGTGCCTCGATGTTCTTACTGCGGAGAGATCGAACGATATCGGTCGGCGTCGTTCGACTCTTGTCGTTGAGAAGCAGGACACTCAGCCAGTAGTTCGACGTCATACGCGCCGGAATCTGTACCATGCAAACGCCGTACTTTTCATATCTCTGGAATGCCCGGTTGTACCTGTTCCAGATGCCCTGCTTTAGCTCAATCAGCTCATCCAGCTTTTCGAGCTGGCCTACGCCGATGGCGGCAGACACGTTGCTCAACCGGTAATTGTACCCAAGCTCCCGGTGCTCATAGAAATCACTCGGCTCCTTTGCCTGCGTCGCAAGGTGGAGGGCGTGTGTGAGGCTTTTGCCGTCGTTTGAAACCAACATTCCTCCCCCGGAGGTAGTGATAATCTTGTTGCCATTAAAGCTGAATGTGCCGAACTGACCAAACGTACCAGCGTACTTCCCGTTGATGGTGGAGCCAAGCACTTCCGTGCTGTCCTCAATCATCGGCACACCGTAGTGCTGACAGATCTTCAGCAGTTCATCCAGCTGCGCCGGAATGCCATAGATGCTGGCTACGACGACCGCCTTCGGCTTGTACATCTCGAACGCCTTTTGCAGTGCTCTCGGAGACATACCAAAAGTGATCGGCTCACAGTCGATGAACACAGGCTTCGCGCCGCAATAGGCAATCGGATTTGCGCTGGCGGTGAACGTCATGTCGGAGCAGAACACGATATCTCCGGGCTTCACTCCGGCCTCTATCAGCGCGAGGTGTATTGCAGCAGTTCCGCTGGACAGCGCCACCGCACCACCGCAGCCGATGCGCTTGCAGACGTCATCCTCAAGCTGGTTAACGAATGCGCCGAGCGGTGCAATCCAGTTGGTTGCGAACGCCTGTTTCACATATTCAAGCTCGTTCCCCATCATGCGGGGAGCGGCGAGGTTGATCTTTTTCATTCCTTCGCCTCCACGATCTGAGCCTTAATCTGGTCGTACCAGATAGCCCGCCCCTTGATGCTGCGCTTCGTGCCGGGAATCTTGACCTTCGCACCGTCGATGCCGAACTTACGGATAAGCTCGTTATAATCCAGCTCGTTCCGGCATACCAGCAGGATGTAGTCGTACTTCTCGTAACGAATAAGCTCCATGTCCTTCAGCTTCCGCTCATCGAGCGCGGTGTTGTTCAGCTCGATGCCGAGGTCGAGGTTCAGGTCAGCCGTCCAGTCCGCGAGCAGGTTCAAGTCCCACTCACCGCTATGCGTGTTGTCCTTAATGTTGATGGCGCGGAGTTCGGCCTCCGTGTACCCGATCAGCCGTTTACAGAGCAGCTCCGTCTCCGGGTCACGCTTCATGATGATGGACAGCCGCTGATTGCCGGCGATCACGTTGTCGTGCTCGTCAATCAGGAAGATGCCGAAATCGCCGTAGGCATCCAGCGAGGCTTCCAGCTCCTCATACTTTTTCTTCCCGATCTTTCGCGGGTTGCCAAAGCCGGTCTTGATGTCCTTCGCCTTCATCGTGACGACTTCTATGCGTTTCTCAGTGCTCATAGGCTCATTCTCCTTTACGCATAAAAACCGCCCGAGGATTCTCCCCGGACGGTCAATTTTCGATGGTATCATTCTACGCAGATGCATAGAATCGTTCAATCGCATTAGCTGTCGTTTATTACCGAAAACTTTTCCGAAACTTTACATCAATGGGTTTGGCTTAGATGCGTTCTATGATACACTCGCCCCATTGCCCCGCAATAAGTGCCTTCGCGCCTTGCTCGGATTTGGCGCAACCATCGGAATTAAATCCACTCAATGCCGATAAAATCAGCATTTGAAGAATACTGTTCCACTGCTTCTTCGACAGTCGGATAACCGCAGAACGGCTCATGTTCGCGCTTGCTATATCCACGGCAAACAATCTTGTAGTAGCCGTGTCCCTCCTCATAAAAAACCGCATTGTAAAACGTCATGTCTATTCCCTTTCCGACCTGTGGCCTGTCCGATGTTTGGTTGTGGTTTAATTTCTAATCGTATCGTAGCAAGCTGTTTCGTGGGCAGTCAAGCATTTTTGTTTATTTCCATCAAAAATTTTTGAAGTTCACATATAGAGCAAGAAGCCGCCAGATTTCTCTGGCGACCTCTTTCAGTGACTGAGCGCGGCCATGTTGCTGATCGCCGCACTGTGCAGCCGGAACATCCGCTGCTTGTAGTTGTCATACTTGTCGTTGAAGTCTCGCTGCCCACCGAAGATCATCATCAGGATGTCCTCCCAGTCCTCAATGTCGAGGTATCGCATTCTGATGACCGCTCGTTCGTCTGGCTTTTTCAGCTGCCGGATAAGCGATTCGAGGGAACATCGTTCCGAGTCTCTCTCGGCAATCAGCTCCTTGATCTCATTCTCAAAATCGACCTTGCGAGCTACGCTGTCCGCCATCCTGTCATAGACGGTGCTTGGGTTCTTTGGCATATCGCTGAGAACGGGACTTCCTATGCTTGAGATTTTCATTTCCATTCGCTCTAACCGCTCAATCTGATTTTCGATTTCCTTGTTCATTGATCGGTAGTCACGGAGACGTTCCTTCATGGCATCAATCTCGCCTTTTTCCAAAGCATCCGCGGACTGTCCGCGGACAAGATTCGGATGATCTTTCATCTCGAACAATCCTCCCACCTACTTGCGAATACTTACTGGCTGTGATACAATGTTTTTGCTACAAACATTCAGCCGCTTTACCGCTTTCGGTGGGCGGTTGTTTTTTATGCTTATTTCCGCAATTCAAGAGACACAGACAGCGCCTTGTTCACCTTGAACTCGTCGTCGGTATTGACAATCGTGCCGATGTACTCCATGAGCATCTCCCGCCTGACGGTTACAATATGCTCACAGAGGACGGTGCTGTTTCTCCGAAGTCCACTTGACTTATCCAGAATTACATGAGTTGGAAGCGATTTCTTTGGCTTGCTGGTAATCAGTGCGGCTATGTAGCTTGAGCTGTGCGCGTTGCCCTTGTTGTTCTGTACGATGAGAACAGGTCGAACCCGGCACACAGAATCAATGCTGTCTCCGCTCAGATCAGCCATATAGATGTCGCCTCTTCGAACGTCGCTTCTCTTATTCCGATTAGAACGGGAGGTCTTCATCATCGCTGTATTCCGTGAAGCCTCCCTGTTGCGGCTCTTGGTACGACGATTCATTGCTGCTGTTTCCGCCATCTTTTGACCCTTTCCCAAAATCAACGTCCTCCACTACGATCTCAGTTGCATACCGATCATTCCCGTCCTTGTCCTGCCACTTGCGAGTGGTAATGATGCCGCTGAGTTCAATTCCGCTCCCCTTGTGGAAGTATTTCGAGATGAACTCCGCGGTGCTTCTCCATGCAACGATGGTCAGGAAATCGGCCGTATCATTCTTGGTTCTCGGCCGTCTGACAGCGAGCCTGAAGTTTGTGACAGACGTGCCTTGATTCGTGGTTTTCAGTTCGATGTCAGAAGCGATATATCCAGACAGAATCACTTTATTCATAATCTACCTCCGGCTTCTTATACCCTTTCGTGGCCTTGTACGCCATTGCAGCGGTCTGAATTGCTTCGCAAGCGGCGAGCAGAGCGGCATTGTGGATTTGCATTGCAATCGGCTTGTTCTGCGCGACATCGTCAGTGCAGACGTTTTTCCAGAACTCTTCGATGCGGTTGCCGACGTCCTCAATGTCAGTGCAGGTTTCCTGATACTCTTCGAGGATAACCGCAAACGCTTCATGCTGGCTGGTATGCTGCCACCCATATTCGGCAGCAGCTCTTTCGTATTCTTCCTTCACGAGGCTCTGGACTGAGTCAATGAGCTGTTCCATCGTCAATCCTCCACCTTGTAGCAGCGGTTCTCCCACTTCTTGTAGGCGTCGAAGTAGCACTCGCGCTTGTCGCCGTTGTAGGTGATCTCGTAGTACATACCGTCCGGGACGATGGTGCTAAGCAGCGCCTTGTTGTTCTGCAAGGTCTTGCAGCACCAGACGACGTAGATGTCATCGTCCGAAACCAGAACGTCGTCGGTCTTATCGCTCCGACCGTTGAAATAGTCCTTGACCAGCTTCTTGGCAAGCTGGATAAATTGTTCGTTGTTCATGTACGTTCCTCCTCGTAGATGATCTCAAGCCCGTATGCTTTTGCAATCTCATGTTCGATTCTGCAACCTCTTGCCTTCTCCCAGCCCTTGCAGAAATAGGCCGCGTGGCACAGGCTCATGTTTTCGATGGACTTGGCCAAGAAGCACAGCGGGATTTGCACCACGCCGCGTTTCTTCATGTTTTCCCGGCTGTACCACTCGTCACTGAACAGAGTGTTCACGACCTCATAACCGGCCCTTTCCAGCGCGTTGAATGCCCTCTCCCGTGTGGCCCAAATTTCTTCGACAGACTTCCCGGCCATCGGCTGACTCAGCATAGCTTTCATCATCACGCTTCCTCCGGTTCGTCGTAGTCATATCCATCCCCGGAATCAAGAGCTGCATTCGCGCTGGGAAGCGCAGGAACGTCGGATTCTGCATCATCATAGGTGATAACTGAATGTTCTCCATCATCAAACAGTGTCCGCTGACCATCATCGATTGGGCACATAACAAAGTCCTGCTCGTCCTCATCCCACGCAAGCTCGTACTCGCCCTTCAGTGAGCCGGACTCCTCTGTCTTGATCTGCATGACGGAGTTAATCTTGTGGTCAAATCGAGGATTGTGAATCGTTCTAGTTGCAAAGGTATCATGAGAACTGTAGTCCGGGACGACCATCTCGGTAAGCCTGATATTCAGCTTCAAAGTCAGTGTGGCTTCATCGCTTTCCTTAGTCTGCATATTGCTGAGCGTTCTGCGGAGCACCTTGTTGAAGTCCTCCTTCATGGCAGCAAATGCATTGCTGTCGATGTTCAGGGTCAGAATGTCGTTTCTGTTCATTTCAATTACTCCTTTTCTTGTTTTATCAGTGCGCTTTGATAAAAGCGTTTCTGCATTTCTCAGAGCAAAAGTCGTACCATTTACCATTGACCTTGCAAGGCATCCACCCGAGCTTTTTCAGTTCTCTCTGTGCAGCCTCAAAATCAGGGTAATTGTCGTCGAAGTCGAATTCCTCAACGGCGCTACAGGTATCGCAGCAACATACGATAGTTCCGACTCCATACATTTCGCTCCATACAATCTCTTTACTCATTGATGTCCTCCTCGCCCCAGAACTCCTTTTCGTAGTCGCTGCCGTCAGCCTTTCTGCTCCAGACTTTCTTCGGGTCGTAGCATTCATCCGCCCGGAACAGAGTTCCACGCTCAATCTGAATGATTGCGTAGCGAATCTGCCACGACTGAAAAAAGCTCCGGTGGAGAACCTTCTCGCGGAAGAACACCACGTCCTGCTTGACGAGCTCCTCCATGCAGGTGATGCGAGAGCCTTTCCTATACTTGCCCATCGTCTGAAGTCCTCCGTGCAGTCTGGATGACGATCTGTACTCTCGGTCTATCTGAGTAGAACTTGCGAACCATCGAATCGACGATCTGCGTATCATCCCTGTATGCAACGCCATTGAGACTGTCTGCGACAATCTTCATTACATTGTCCATGTCGGGCTTTTTGACAGGGCGAATAGCACCTTGCAGCTTGAGAGCAGCCTTCTTCTTGCTGTCAGACTTCGGAATGCCATAGTAGGCGTAGATTCTCATGTCGAGCTGCTCATCGTCTTCGAAACGATATCCGCATTGGCGTTCATATTCGAGCTTCACGAGATTCTCGTACCTACTTGTTTTCTCAGGCGTGTATGTATGCCCAGCCTTTGCCGAAAAACGCGGCCTGCCTTTCCCACATGGCTCTCCAGATATAACAAAGCACACTTTCATTTTGGCTCACCGGCCTTGTCAGGGATAACGGGTGACACCTTTTCGGCTTCAATATAATAGACAAACGACTTGCCGGTCGGAGTCCGCCGCTCCTTGCTCTGCCAAACCTTATACCCATTCTTAACAAGGATGGCGGCAACTTCCAGACGATCTGCCTCGTTGAAAATTTCGATTTTCATTATTCAACCCTCCAATATAGATTTCATGTCATCAAATCTATGAGCAGCCTCTTTCATGCGGAACGATGTGCCGGGAAACTCAACCGGATAACACACCTCGAATATTCTGTCATAGATTCGGCTGTATCTGATGTCTGCCGACTGTTGCATCTCTCCAAGCGAGAGATTGGTCGTGACAATCATTGGCTTTCCGCTCCTGTACCGGCTGTCGATAATGTTGTACACAGTCTCAAGAGCGTAATCAGTGCTGCGCTCTGCTCCAAGATCATCAAGGATAACGAGCGACGCGGCGTTCATTCTACGGACAAATGCAGACTCATCGTCTTCGCCAACGAACGTTTTCGCCTGTTGCAGTATCTTTACAAATGATGTCGCATATACGGAATGCAAACGCTCAATAACGTAGTTCCCGATGCAACAAGCGAGGTGCGTTTTTCCGGTTCCAACGTTTCCATAAAACAGCAAGCCTTGATTCTTCGCAGACAGTTCATCAAACTTCTCGGCGTAACGCTTGCTGATTTTCACCTGCCTCCGGTTATCTGGAGTAACAATCAGATTGTCAAACGTACAGGATTTGAACTTATCGTCCATCAGGCTGCTCTTTTTAAGCCGCTCGATTTGCTCCATTTCCAGCTTGTGCTGCTGGTTCTGCTTTTGCTTTGCCTCAGATCTCTGCCTACATTCGCAAAGGACAGGAAGCGTTCTTTCAGAGCCATCTATCCATTGCATCCTGCACTGCCTCGGAGTCCGGCACTTACCGCAATAGAGCAAACCATCAGCACCTATGTAGTCACCATTCTCTCGCCGGTTCGCTCGTTCTGCTCTCGCAACGATTCCTTCGAGAGTGTCGGATATAGCTCCGTTTCCCATAAAAGCGCCTCCTTTCACTTGTAATCAGCAAATGGGTTGCCTGAAGGTTGGCGGTCAGAGCCGGAAACTTGCCGTTTTCTGAGCTGGGGATACTTTTTCTCGCACTTTTCAACGACCCAATTAAGAATGGCTCTGTAGTCATCCTTATATCGTTTTCCAGTGGCGACCTTATAGTTATCAAGTTCCTCAATGAGCTTGTCCGTGAAGGCTTTTCCGTAGGTGCTTACCAGCTTTTCAACTTCTTCTGGATACATACGAACGCTGTCAGCATACTTGGTCTTTGGTGGCTTCTTGGCCTTTTTCGCAGCTTCTTGAGCAGGAATTTCTTCTGATGGAGCAGGCTGAGAAGGCTCGTTGCCGGCGTCCTCTTCATGCACCTCAGATCGGCGTCTCTCGCGTTCGAGGCGTTTTCGCTGTTTATCTCGCTCTTTCTTATCAAGGTAGCTGTACCAATACTGCTGCCACTCGTACCAATCATGGACATATAACTTCCCGTCCACATCATCAAGCCAGCCATGCTGGACGAGAGCATCTGCTACGTTGTAGGCATCCAGATCATCGATATATGGCCTGATAGCGTTTGCAACATCGCTTTTGTCCGCGTTGCCAATCAGACCATCTATATCAGCATTCTTGCGTGCCCACAGCCAGAAAACTGTCAGGATTCCGAGCGCCTCCGCTTCGGAGCACTTGATCTCTTTCCGCAGTCCTCTGAGCTTACTTCCAAGCACTTCTTCATGTACTGCAATCCACGGCACTCCATTCACCTGCTTTCTTTTGGGGGCGGCCGGTCAGCCGACCGCCCCGGCGTAATTCTCATTCCTCAGCACTGTCGCCAGCACCGTTTTCGGCCTCTTCGAGCACGAGGTCGTCGATCTTCTCGCAAATCCGCTTGTAGGAGGCTTTGGTCATCTGGGTGGTGGACTGCAATCCCTCCATCTCGATGAGCTGCTTCAGGACGTCATTGCCGCGTTCCTTGCCGAAGGAAGAATGCGCCTTGAAGAACAGTGCCTGACGTTCACCCTGAGTGATTTGCTCATCATCTTCAGTCGAGTGATTGCCATTGATGACTTCCCCGTTATCATCGACAATTACGTCGTACTGCGTTGGGGCAAGCTCCTCTGCCGTGTACAGACCCTCGTAGTCTTTCGGATAAGCCTCTCTCAGGCACTGCGAAATGGCGACCTTCTCCAGCATCATGCACGGCTTTTCCTTCCAGATTGCGTTGCCCTTGTTGTACTCGTTGAAGCTGACTTCCTTGAATGTGGTGACTTCGCGCTCACCTTTCAGCTTGTGGACTCTGCACCAGCCGCCGACAAGCTGTTCAGACGGATACAAACAAGCACCGACTTTCCGAACGATTTCGCCGGAACTGCCGCGACAGACTACAATACCACTCTCTGTATAGAGATGCGCCGGATTCTCATCGGCACGTCTCTTGTAGGTGTCGTACCCGACGACCATCTGTGCCGGCTGCTGTCCGAACTTGATGAGGTAGACCTCACCAGTCACGAACGGATTCAGCCGCTGTGCCTGACACATCTTCACAAACAAGAAAACCTCTTGGTCGGAAACATTGCCGTTGCCCTTGACCAGATACTGCTTTACGGTTTCGGCATCAAGCTGGACATTACCGAGTGCGGTTTCGTAATTGACTGACATCAAATCATTTGCCATCGTTTTACCCCCTTCTGAAGCTCATTTTGGCTGTCTCCCGATATGTGATGCCCTCGATCTGAATAGCGCCCTTAGAAGCTCTAATGAGCTTCATGACAGCGGCTGTGTCAACCGGACGAATGAGGACACCGGCGATGCTGGTCGGGACTTTGCTAAGATCAATGTCCGTGATCTCCCAGTCCTTCTGGTAGCTCACGCCTTTGGCCTTCGGAGTATCGCTTTCGACCGTGACCATCCGGGACGCACTGTCTGCAATGGTGGCATCGGCCATCGCTGCATTGCTTGCCGCCTTGTCACCGGATGCTTCAGCCTTGATTGCCTCTTCCAGCTTGCGGTCTGCCTCCTCCTGAGCGAGACGTCTGGCAGCTTCCTCTGCCGCTCGACGTTCCTGCTCTTTCTTCATGGCGTAGGCTCCCATCGACTTTTTCAGGATGCTCTCGGCATTTTTCAGCGGAATGAGCATCTGCTTCTCCCGGTCGCATACCTGCTTGTGGGCATCGTGTGCGGCTTTTTTCATGGGTGCGAAGAACGCTGTGACCTCGGCCATCTTCTGCTTGAGCAGAACGCCGAACTCGCCAGCCTCCGTGTACTGCTGGTCGTCTGTTACGAGGAGCGCTTCGGCTCTGACCTCGATGTCGGTGACTTCCGTCGCCAGCTTTTCCTCGCCGGGAGCTTCCTGCGGCTCAACAACGGCCACAATCTTATCTTCTGTGTTATTCATTCAAGTTACCTCCACTTGTATTTTTGGATGTGGTTGTACACCACAATCAATGCCCCAAAGACCTCCCAGCTCTCGCTGTCGTTCCGGTCATAGTACGTCCAGTCGTACTTGCCGTTGCTCTTCAGATGCAGGATTGCTTTGCCATCGAACGGGATTCCGTGGCTTTCATACGCTTTGGCATACGCTTCGAGCTGTACGCCCGTCAGCATCTTGTTGACACCTGCTGACGTTTTGAAATCAATCAGGATACGCTTGCCATCAATTTCAACAGGCATATCCGCTGTTCCGGCATATCGCAGTACCTTGTGGTACACACGGCATTCGCTGCCAAGAGGAACTGGCTGCGTCTCTTTCCACCAGTCCTTAAAGCCTCGCAGATATCCCTCATACTCAGGGTCGATATCGCTGAAGTCAAACTTAACGAAGTTCTCAATAGCGTTGTGGACTGCCGTGCCTCTTGCGGCCGCTTTATTCAGGACGGACTCATCGACGTCTTTGTATAGCGCTTGCGAAAGCGGCTTCATAACAGTTGTAACAGACGGTATGTACTTCCCATCAAGCTTGTAGATATGCTGCTCTTCTTCAAAGGTGAGTTCGTCGAATGTCGGCATTTTCAGATCATACATTTCAATCAATAGCCTCCGGCAATTTCTTTCCGTGCTTCAAAGCGTTCTAGCAGAATGTCAACAGCATTGTCATTGAAGCACTCTTCGTGCCAGTGATCGCCATCAAGCTCATAGCACACGTCCCCATCGGCAATCGGCTCTTGGCAGAACTCGCAAATATATGAAGCATCTGCCGTTGCATTTGGGCATCTAGGGTCATGAGGTGACTTCATGCAAATGTCGCACATCTACGTTTTCCTCCATTCAAATAGGCTGACTGCTCGGTAAGCTCTCTCATCTGCACTTGCAGAGGCAGCTCGCATCTATACAAGATCGGCAAATAGTCCTCGTCCTTCTTCATACACACGAGCTTCCTTTCGCAGTAACTGAGGACTTCAGTAGCGATGTCATCAGGAATGATGGCGCCGATTTCTTTCTCAGCTTCTCTGCGAGCTTTCATAACAAGCATCTTTGTTTCCAGTTTCATTCATTACACCTCCAATCTTCAGCTGCTGTACGGTGTCGGCAGCACCCAGTTGTATGTATCAGCAGAGCTACTCCATCTCTTTTTGAAGTAGTTGTGATATCCGTCGCCGGTGAAGTACAAATACTCTTTTGGCAAAACCCTTCCTGAATTTTCGGTTCCTTCTTTTTCGGAGTGCCATCTCAGGAGGACGTCATAAGCAATGGCCTTAAACTCTTCGGTCGCGGGGAAGTCAGGACTATATCCAGCGAACTGGTGTTTCTGCGTTACAACAGCGCGGACAGTGTCTGGATACGAAGATGCGTCAACGCGATTAAGAACGCACCATACAACAGCGGCTTTTTCCGTCGTGGACGGGATGCCCCTCGCCTCTCCCCAAATCAGTTTGGCGAGAATCTCAACATCGTCAGCAGCAGGCTCCCAAACCGCTGCAACACAAGCCGTGGCCTCGACCTGTTCAACTGTAGCTGTAACAGGTATTTGCCCATCATCTGCCGCTTGTGCGGAGTAGTTGATGATCGCTCCAATCGGCATTCCAATCATGAAAGACAGAATCAGAAACAGATACACGAGGTTTCTTCTGAGCCATCTCACAACCTTTTTCTTAAATGGTCGCCGCCTTGAAATCATCCGTGAATACAGCAACTTTGATTCCTCCAATCATCCGCAGCTCTCTATCAAGGTCTGCATCGTTTTTTATTCCGAACTCCCTCAGGAGCAAGGCTCTCATTTCTTCTGTGCTCAGCATCGGTCATTACCCCTCCGCTTGTCTTCGTAGAGTGTAAGCTCTTCAATACGCAACCTGATTTCATTTAAATAGCTCACAACCTCGTCCATCTTCTCCTGCTCTTTCGGTTCAACATTCCCGTCAGCAGCGATGCTGGTGAGTGATGACATTATTCGTGACAGCTTGTCCTGAGAAAACAAATCCAGCAGACCAAGCGTTGTGCGTTCAAGCGTCTGAATCTTGGTGACGATTTCGCGTCTGCAACCGATGGGGCACTCGGTTGCGCAGTAGCTGTTAAGCAGCTGCGGGGCATTGTACAGGTCAGCCATGAGGACGACCTTATCGACCGGTACGACCTTCGTGTTCCCAAGCTCGTAATCTGCGAGGGACGAAACGGAAACGCCAAGCAGATCAGCAGCGCTTTCACGGCTGTTCAGCTTGTCGTTGTACTTTGCGGCCTCTTTCCTACACCGGAAGTAGATGTTGTCATTGCATTTCACGCAGTCGGTTCCCATTTCGCTTTCACCTCTATCGTGGTATGATGCTTACAGTTCCGATAAGTAAATCGCAAAATCATTGGAGTGCTTACCGAAAAGTAATTTTGAGTCAAAAAAAATCAGATTAACCTTATCAGAGCTGAGCGCAAGGTCGTTGGAGACGGCTGCGATTTCTTCGGGAGTAAACTTTACAACGCCGCGTTCCTTTTTTGCGTAGGCATCGCCCGTCTTCTGAATCACTTTCGCCATGTATGCCACTGTCTTGTTCTGCCTGATGCGCTCAGCCCGAAGCTCGCTCGTGTTCATCCAGCTATTCCTCCTGTTCCGTGGTTTTACTGATAACGTATCATAACGTTAACTTACTTAATGGTAATTGTCAAGCAATTTTGATAAAAATATTCTGAAATTCGTAAGAATCAACTTTTTTCAATCGAATTACGCTACAATGTGCAAGGAGGTGAACGCAAAATGACCGACTTCGGCAACAGACTAAAGCAACTCCTCGATGAGCGAGGAGTCTCTCAAAAATGGCTTGCAGACGCAGCAAATACAAAAGAAGCAACCATAAGCAGATACATTAACGGCGTCAACAAATCTTCTCGCATTGACATACTTGCCAATATAGCAACAGCGCTCAATGTGACGACCGACTACTTGCTTGGCCTCTCTGAAACGCAAACCCGCGACAGGCCCGAATACTCTACGGAGGAGCGCGTTCTCATTTCTGCTTTCCGTAAGGCTTCCGACCGTGACGTCGCTGTTATCTGGCAGTTGCTCGACCCGTATCTTAGCGCGAACGAAAAAGAACTGTTGTCGCTGCTGCACAATCACGAGCTTGTCACAAGCGTCGGCTAAGCAGTAACGTTATCATTCTGCAAAATTACAGAAAGAAAGAATAGGAGGACTCCTGTATGCGCAAAATACTGGCACTATTATCAGCTTTTCTATGCGTTTTATCCATGTCCGCTTGCAGCGAATCAACTTCAACCGGAATATCATCGCTAAAATTGGTTGCTTCAAGCGGCCACGTCGAGCTTGATGCGGGTGACTCTGCAAAAGGCTACTTTAAGGTCAGCGGAAAGAAGGATTTCTCCATTGACGACATTGAGTTCGTAAGCTCCGACCCAGCCGTTGCAACGTTCGTTTACGACGAAACTGTGCTCGACACTTGTGTTTATTACAAGATCAACGCTCTATCAGCAGGAACAGCTACAGTTTACGCTCAGACAAAGGACGGAAGAGCAAAAACGGACGAGATAACAGTAACCGTATCAGGATATATCTACAAAGTCGCTGAGTTCGAGGACACGAGCACAAACTCTGCTGAGCGCATGACACTTCGCGTAACAGCTTCTGAGGACTACCTCTATGCAATGTCGGACAACCAGCTATCTGATATGGTAAAATTCATCGCCACCAACTATACTAAATCGCACAAAGTAAACGCGGTTGTGGTGTATCTATATTGTGACGGAGACGACACCAATGGTGCGTTCACGATTGCTTCTTGCACATACGCTCCGGGCGGAGATATTTCAAATGCATCAGATGTTGCGGCTGGTGACTACTCATCGTTTGATTACGATGTTCACGTCAATTCTGCTTCAGATAGAGATCTATATAGGAAAGCCGGATAACACAAAAGAGCCTGTCGGCAATCGGCAGGCTCTTTTAATTTAGGAGGATTACTGTGACGTCGCAAAAATCATCCATTGAGCGCAAGCTTTCAGAGCAAAGAGCTGCGCTTTATATTCGCGTATCAACGCATTGGCAAATCGATAAGGATAGTTTGCCTGTGCAGCGAGAAGACCTGATTAACTACGCAAAGTACGCTCTTGGAATCGACAAATACGAAATATTTGAGGATGCCGGCTATTCTGCGAAGAACACTGACAGGCCGGCATTTCAGCAGATGATGTCCAGACTTCGTACAGGCGAGTTCTCGCATCTTCTTGTATGGAAGATTGATCGCATCTCTCGTAACCTTCTGGACTTTGCAGAGATGTACTCCGAAATCAAAAAGCTGGGCATTACGTTTGTCTCCAAGAACGAGCAGTTCGACACCTCCAATGCAATGGGCGAAGCAATGCTCAAGATCATCCTTGTTTTTGCTGAGCTTGAGCGGAACATGACGTCTGAGCGTGTCACAGCCGTTATGCTGTCAAGGGCGAGCAATGGCCAGTGGAACGGCGGTAAAGTGCCGTTTGGATATAACTACGATAAACAGACACGTGAATTCACAATCAATGAGTCAGAAGCATCTGTCATCAACCTTATATATGACACATATGAGGCAAACAATTCTCTGACATTGGTTGCAAGGACGCTCAACGAGAAGGGCATCTATCCTCGGAGCGGAACGCCTTGGAATCCGGCCACTGTTTCAACAATTCTAAAAAATCCATTCTACACAGGGGCATACAGATACAATTATCATGACGAAAGCAAAAGCGGAGGCAACACAAGCAGCAAGCACATCAAAGATAGGTCTGAATGGGTCTACATTGAAAACCATCACCCAGCAATAATTGACGCAGAACGTCAGTCTCGCATCCTTGCAATCCTAGAAAGCAATCGTAGAAGCAACCACAGATCTTCAAAAACTTATATCAGGAAGAACGTGCACATCTTTGCCGGCTTATTGTACTGTGGCTACTGCGGCAGTCAGATGCAGAGCACTATTGACCGTGAACGCGCAGATGGATATAGGCCATCAATTTATGCTTGTTCTCGAAAGCGCCGCTTCAATGACTGCAAAAACAAATATGTTTCTGACGTAACTCTTGCTCCATTCGTTCTCAACTATATAGCGAACATCATCAAAGCGCAGAATAACTTCGGCAAATCAACGCCGATCGACACATTCGAGCGAAAGCTGCTGCGTGGCGAGATTTTCGCCGACGTCGATCACATCGAGCCGGTCGGCCTGACAGAGATGTACAATATGCTCAAGCGCGGGAATCTGTCGGATGCAGTCTTCTCGTCTGCTCGCATTCAGGATGCAGAGGCTGACAAGATGGCGGCTGACGAGCGTGACCTTCTGGCGTCGGAACGCCGGAAGAAGGAACGCGCCCTTGACCGCCTGAAATCTCTCTACCTATACAACGACGAGGCAATCTCTGAACGTGACTACCTCGTCGAGAAAAAGTCGCTCACGGACTCCATCGACAAAATCGACAAGCGGCTTGAGGAAATCGAGCGCAACAGCTCCCATCATTTCACGCTGACCGATGAGGAGTTCATGGCAAAGGCTTCTGTCTTCATCGTGACGAATCAGCTCCAAGGAAAACGCTTCATCGACGCCGAAAAATTGCTGCGCCAAATTGACACTCGCGTTGTAAAAGAGTTCCTCAATTCGGTCGTCCAAAAAATTGTCATAAAAGACGGCCGAGTGCTCTCAATTCGCTTCAAAAACGGTCTTGAACACAAATTTTTGTACAAGGACGCAGAATAG